TTGTATTCCTTGCAGTGCTCCAACCCAGTTATATTGAAAAATGCAATTATCACCCACAGTGTTCAATAGTCTTACCCAGACACTAAAACTACGGTCATGATTTCCCCCAGTAAGCCAGCCTGACATAGTAAGTCTTGTGAATGTTGATGGGAAGTTTGTAAAATCAGCACTTGCACTTCCGAGCTTCTTGACACTAGTACTAAAGGCTGGTGTTCCTACAGATACATCAAGATTGTTTCCAGTCATACGCCATCACCTGAAGTACCGTCGAAATCATATACAGCAACTAGTCCTGTTAAGAGTGGTGAAATTGGTGTCGGTGGTGCAGGGCCTACATCGACCGTTAAAGAAAGACCAATATTCGCAATGATTTGTGGAATGTCTTCTGTCCAGATGTTCTTCATGATAAGCTCACAAGCGATGTCGCCTGCCCACAAGAAGTCATTGTCTTCATACGATGCCTCTGCATCTTTGACAACAATATCAATATCTTTCTCGATGAATTTGATTCTGTTCTTCAAGAGCTCATGTTGAATCTTATCAACGAGCCAAGCTGCTTGTGCACTGTTCTCAACATAGCGCTTGTCGCCATTGTAATCAACGACTTCAAGTGCTTTATGTCGAGTCTTCTTGCAGAAGACAGCTACAGTGACCGGGATGCGAGCGATTGTCGTGTTGATTGCGCGGACAAGTTTCTGGGGCTTGTCGATTTCGTACTCTAAGAATTGGCCTGCAGTCCACTCTTCGAATGAGACGCGACCATGAATGATTGCAATGCGAGGATAGTTCTCGTCGTTTGCTTCAGGAGTAGTTGGGAATATCCATTTCCTTTCGCCCTCTGATGTGCGCTCTCGTCTATCAGGGTTAGGGTCAAGGACGTTCTGAGAAATGATGTCGTACACGACCTGCAGTGGGTCGAAGTACACGTTCCGTTCAGTATGAATTTGGGCCATCTTTGCTCGCCTAAGTTGATACGAGCACTTCCAGTTTTTAGGAAGCACTAGTTGTTGTTATCATGTACTGAGCTCAGGGACTATTTAAAAATAATCAACCAAGCCACTTGATACGGGCAATCTCATTGCGAAGTGCGATTTCGAAAACCTTCTTGTAGCGAGCCATATTCGACTCATCCTCAAGTGTCCGACGAACGAATTGTCGACCTTCGAATCCGGGATGTAAGACCTTAAGTGCAAAGAAGTCTTTGCCCTTCTTCTTCCAGTGCAAAGCACCTGCTTTACGCACTCGAATGATGTGCGGCTTTGTACCTTCTTCAAGCAGTTGGACAATCGCATACTTCCTGTTGCGCGTCTCAGCACTGTTGACGAAAGCATAGATACCAGGGCCTTTCCGTATGAGTTTCCATGAAGCACTCGTCTTTCGAGTCTTCTTTGGCGTCGCTGCCTCGAGCAGAACTAAGTAGGTGTTCTCGAGTGCATAATGCATCGACCTATCGAGGGCTTCGCTTAACAAACTGGTCATCGTGGTCAACCCTCTTCAATGTGAACTCTTGCCAAGTGTATTGGCCTTTGTAGAACGGCTTGTTGAAATCTTCAATGATAAACACTTCACCAGGCTTGATGCCAAAGCATGTTTGAGAAGTCGTCTTGAGGAACTTCACCATATCGTTGTTGTCGATTGGAGCATTCCATTTTGCATAACCTTTGAATCGAACATCGTTTGTGGTGATGCCAGCCTTCGCACGTTTGTATGCATTTGTTGCTTCGGCAGTTACAAAGAGTTGAATGATTTGACGTTCAACAATCGGCTTCTCTTTAGTGCCAAAGAAGTCGCCGTTCGGCTCAACTTCAATGTCAGTACGTTGCTTGATGAGTTCAACTTCGATTGCATTTGCAGAAAAGATATACTCGAAATCGTATCTCGCTCTGTCTGCCTCAAAATTGGCAATCTGATTGCAATCGGTGTTGTAGCCGTATACCATTGTCCTCACGGAAGTGCTTTCTGAATCTGGAATCGCCCAAGGAAGATAGCTGAAGTGAGTGAGCCATTCACAATAAGAAGTTGAGCATCAAACACACCAACAGTATCAAAGTCAGTTAGGCCGACAGTATAAGTGCACTCTCCGGAGGTTGGAGCTGATAGAACACATGCTACTGATGCTTTGTTTGCTGAAGTGTTTATCTGTTTCAATTTGAATGTCACAGTTGCTCCAGTTAAATCATAGAGAGAATCATCTTCATCGCGAACGACGAATGTATAGACACTTCCCTTCTCGCCAGCAATAGCATCAGGAAAAGCATTGAAAGCTTTCCCTTCGTAGATTGTTACAGTCTTCATGTGAATCCTCCTACACCGACGTCTTCCTGAATTGCAGTGTTGAGAGGTACTCTCTGATGCGAGGCATCTCGTTTCTGCGTATCGTTGTGAAAGCAACGTATGGAAGTTCGATGTCTTGTATGATTTTGATGGCTCGCTTGTTGTTGTCATCCATCAGCTTTTGCATCAAGTCATACTCAAAGGTCACACTGACTCCATTGAGAGTCCATGTAGGAATACCTCTCTGAAGAACTTGGAATGGAGTATTTTCAAAGAGATAGTTAATTGACCACAGCTTGTTGAGCTGCTTTAAGTGAATGTTCATCCAACGCTTCGTGCCAGCACGAGTTGTTTGTAGTTGGTCGAACTTGAGCTTTTCCCACGTCTCATGCCAAACAACGTTGAGTCGTCGGTTAGCAGTAGGTCTAGGAATGCTAAACTTCACAGTTCTCCTATCAACATCAACAGCGATGATGTCTGAAGTGACATCATATCGGATGCCTGGCAATCCTTGCGTATCGAGGTCTTCCTCAAACGCATAGAAGTCAAGCTTATTGATTGGTCTGTTGTCAAGGTCAGCGTCGGCAAATGTTAAACGGGGATGAACCGGCAGAGCATGTTCTTGCACAGCGTTTCCTGTTTGATAGAGACGAGGAGTGTAAAGTCTACGACGTACCTCATTCGCTCCGTACGAGATTGCTTCGAGTATGAGCTCATCTCCAATGCTCTTAATGCATGTGAGAGCTCTGAACTCTTCTGGTGTGATATATCCAAGCGCATTTGAATCACTCGTTGAACCGATTGGTTCGCTTCTATTGAACTCGAATGAACTCACGCTGTTGTAGCATGAGTATGTGTAAAAGTAAAGTTCTGTTCCTGTGGTGTCGATGTATTGGGTGATACGTTGTGGATTTGAGTAGTCGATGTTGATTGTAGCAAGGAATGTGTATGTTGTTCCCATATCAGTGCTGCGATAAATCTTGAATTGGTCGCAATCAAGTTTCCTGACTGCCTCTGTCTTTCCGTGATAAAACACAGTCGGAGTTGTAAGCACAATCGTTCCGGGTGCAGTCACTGATGCAATCGTCTTCACTTCGTTCGTATCTGAGCAAGAGACATCACAGCTTCCGCCAAGCAGGACCAGATTTGTCGCAACAAAGTTAGTTGTTGCAGCTACTGGCAAGCTAGTGCTTGCTGCATTCACTTCTTGAGCGAGCAGCGTGACCTCATTTCGTGCAATGAGGGGATTCTGAAGTTGCAGTGTTCTTGTCATCAATATCACTTCCGGATTAGACTTATTTAAAAATAATCATCGTTTTGAGCTATGTTCCATTTAAGCACCTTGCCGTGACTTCCATGTAAATCCTTGTGTTGTTGATTTGCGTCTCCCTACGAGCACGTATGAGCCCTCTGGCGCTCAGCTAAGTGCCCTTGTAACCGTCGTATTTACATCAACCAAAGCCAGACGATATGCCTCTCGTTGGATAGTACATGAATCAAGTGCAGACTGAAGCTGCATCGTTTGGTTCTCAAGCTGTGCAATCGTTGTCATTGATTGGTTCAAGTTCGACTGGCATTGCATCAAGTTTGCTTGACAGATAGCAGTCTCATTAGTACCAGGAGGTGGAATGATAGGGGGTGGAGGTGAGACACTTGTACCAAATCCACCATCCTGCTCAACCATAGCAATCAGGATAAGCGTATCCTTGAATGCATCAAGTGAGTAGCCAGTGCCGGGGAATCCCGCAGGAGTCCATTTCGCGGCAATACTTGGAATCGCATTTCGACCAGTGCCATTGATGTTCGTGCTCCAGAGAGCAGCACTGAACTCGTTAAATTGAACAGGTCCGCGTGCAGCGGTGTTCATCTCATAGCCACTGTTACTGACACCAAAGTCGGCTGCAACAAGTCGTTGTGCAAGTGCAATCTGTTTCTGACAGACTGGTCCTTGCCATCCAACACGCTTGCAATACATGCCTGTCCAAAGCTCTGCTCGTTGAGCATCAAAGTAGTCGTGATACGGAGGATTGAGTTCACACTTCGTCCAATCAATGTTTGTGCCGTTGTATGCAGCACATCTACCGGGGAGTCCTGGAGCATAGAGGTCATCCATCTGCTTTACAGCGCCAGTATAGAGAGGAGTCCAGCGAGCATCATATTCACTCATGTCCTTCAAGAAGGGCAACATGACATACGCTGAGTAGACTCCATTGAAGCTATAGCAGCCGTTCCATCGTCCAATGCCTGAACCAGAAGCAAGCACTGTGATGTTACCATACTTGCAGTCAAGCCCGGCGATAGAACCAGTAGTCCATTTGTTGAAGAGGAGTTGGTACTTCACATCGCCTGTTCGTTGGTACGCTTTCATTGCGCCCCACTCAATTGGGATGTCACCGTCAGCAGCACTGTCTTTGCCCTTGCTGAGTCCGACTCCCTTCTTGTAGTACCAAGCGAAGCCATCATTTGACCACATGTTCTGGTCAGCCCATGTGAGAATCTTATCGCAGTAGACCATGCTACCATTGCCGCATTCGAGCATTGCATAGTACGCTACCGTCTCACTTGTTGTGTCATTACCGGGTCGATAGACGAAGCCAGTGAAGTTGTTCGGATAGCCTTCATAGTGATTCGCTCGAAGAGCATTCCATAGTTGGTCTTTCACTGGTGGTGAAACTGAAACAACATTAGCGGTCGGTGTAGAGCATGCTGCGAGCGTAAGCATCGCGGCTAGCATGAGTAAGAATAGCCAGGATTTTCTCATGTGTGCACCTCATTGCATTGCTAAGTAAACATTGATTGGTTTGTTATCGCACGTCAACCAACAGTGACAAGCGACTTCTCTCTTTACGAGCGTAGATTGGTTTGTACCATTGATAAGTACTGTTCGATTCTCAGTCACAAAGTCTGAGTTCCATTCAAAGTATGTACAGGAACTATTTGATTGTTGCAATGTTTTGCAGTTGTCTCTACATGAATTGAGTGTAGCAGGAATTGTGCAGTTTGAATAATTGTACACCGGTGTGCATCCTGCAAGAAGCAGAATTGCAAGCATCAGCGCAATCGGTCGAATAAGTCCCATAGTAAATCTTCCCTCTCAGGCACGAAGTCATCATCAATGACAAGCGTCTCTAGTGCCTCACGTAACAGTACTCTGTCCTCTTTTGAAAGTGTGAGCGTCTTCTCTTCCATTGTATGCACCAAAAAATAATAAAAAAGAATTTAGTTCGCCGTCTGCTTTGTCAAGATAACAAAGTCTTTCGTGATTGCCTTGACGTCATAGCCCTTGCTTGTCCAGGGAGCAATAAGTGTGTCGATGTCCTCAACGCGCTTCACTTTGCTAATATCAACTGTTTTACTTTTGTATATCATCGTGGCACCTCAAAGTTGGTTCGGGGTCAGGATATACAAGTCGTAGAACCTGTCAGCGGTCTCGACCTTCACATCCGTCCATTCGACGTCTGTCGTTGCAATCTTGTCCTTGAACTGCTGGTACGTCCAGTCTACTTGGAAGAACGTGTTCAGAACTTCCAAATCGTTCACGGCGTAACATTGCGCCTTGTAGTTCTGTTCGAAGTCAGCGGTGTTTATCGCTTCTTGAGCGGCATCCACACCAATGACGTCAGTCGTGTCGAACCAGATAGTTGCTTTATATAAATAATCTGCCATTGTTCTCAATCCTCCTTTATCTTATTCTTCTATGAACCAAATGTTGATTCCGTGCTGCTTACCAGTCACTGCTGGTTGCAGCGTGAAGTAGATGTTCTCTCCTTGCTCAATGTACCATGTCAGGTCATCGTCAATGATGTTGAATGAGCCTCCGCTCGTTGTTGCATTGTTGAATAGTAGTGTTCCGTTCGCGCTCACCGTGGGAGCTGTTCCTGAGAGAAGCACAGCACTGTTGGCTTGGCTCTTCACCATCTTCACAGGAGTCTTTGCTGTGCCGTTCGTTGTGATTGTGCAGTCTCTGTACACTCTGTAAATGCCGCTGTCGCTTGTAATGCTCGCAATGAGGTTGTATGAGATTTTCTTTATCTTGATAGTCTTACCACTCGCGACTGGATTTCGCAGTAGGAAGAACGGTACAGCCGCCGTGCCTGAGACCGTGATGAGGTCGCTCGTGAGCAAGAATGCTTTGCCTGCTGCTACTGCTGCTTGCCATTGTGTCGAATTACCGGCTCCAGAAATAGAGCTGATGTTCACACGCAAATTGCCGACTGAGTCTGTACTGAGTGGGATGTAGTCGCCTGTCGCTCCTGCAAGTGCTGTTCCCGCATCATTTCTGACAGCGAGTGCCATCACGCCGACGTCGCCACTCGTATGAGCTGCATCTTCAGCCTTGCCGAGGTTCGTTGCCCCAGTACCAGGTGTCTGAGAATCTGTTACGACGTGAAGGTTCGTCCCTGTTGGTTGGACTACTGTCGCGTTCAATGATGCAGCGGTTGCCTGAGTAACGGCAATAGTTGTGTTAGAGAAAGCGACTGTACCGTCAACAGTGATTGAGTTGCCGCCATCTTGTATGTTGACGGCTGCAGCTCCAGCTCCGTTGTTGTTGCTCGTCACCCAAGGTGATGTACTCTGTGTGACTGCAACTGTTCCACTTACTGGTTGAGTAGCAGGCCAGAATGTACCGTCAACAGTGATTGAGTTGCCGCCATCTTGTATGTTGACTGCTGAAGCACCAGCTCCGTTATTGACACCGAATGCTGTATTAGAAATGCTACCATCAATGGTGATTGAGTTTCCGCCGTCTTGAATATTGACTGCAGCAGCACCAGCACCATTGTTGTTGCTCGTCACCCAAGGTGATGTACCTTGTTTGACAGTTAAGAAACCACTTGCATCAATTGCAAGCTCAGTTGTGCCATTCCAGACATGAATCTTATTTGCATCATTCCAAGCGAGAGCAGCATTCACATCAAGTCTATTTCCAGTAACTGTAACTACACTTGTGCCATCAGTAATCTTTGAGAAGATTGCTCGTGCAACTGCATCAGCAGTTGGCATTGTGTTTGTGCCATCAGTGATTTGCACAGGCCACTTACCAGAAAGACTTGCTGCAAGTCCTTGATTGACAGTTGCTCTGCCACTTGCATCTACATCAAGTGCATTCGCTCCTGTCTCATCAAAGATTGTGGTATCCTGGGTCTTGACCATTTGCTATCCTCTCCTCATACCATGCAAGCTGTTTCAGCTTTTCTTCACGCACAGTTCGTGCTCTCTCATTATTTGATAAAAGGATGTCAAGGTCGAGGGAAGCAATCTGAGTTCTCAGACGCTCCGCCTCGACCTTGTAACTGTATCGAAACACGGTTCATCCTTATGCCTTACGGATAAGTGATGCATAGCCTGTGAAGTCGCTGTTCGGGCTTGCACTCTTTTCCCTGTTTGTGCCACGGACTCTGATTGTCTGTGTGCTTGAAACATTCAATGCGTCAGGCAAATCAACATACTCCGTTGGGTGTGCTGGTGTAGTCCAGAAGTGCAGAATGTCTGCTTCTGAACCAGTTGTTCCAAACTGTAGTGCCCATTCGCACAAACCAGAGCCACTTACCATAACGGCCATGTAGCTCTCGGTTGCAGCAGGTGAACGAGTCACTACTGTAGCAACAGTATCTTTCACCAAGTTCACGCTGTTTGGGTGATAAGCAGAGTTGCTTGCTCCAGAGACGCTGACATTGATGCTACCATCGCTGTTCACAACAAGCTGGTTACCAGTGGCACCTTTGATTGCAACGTTGTCAGTTGCATAATCAAGGTTTCTGATATCCAAATCAGTTGCAGTTACCCAGAGCTGACCTTTGCTATCAACTCTCAAGAGAGTATAGTCCCCGTCTGGGTCAGGTAACGTTGTCAGAGCGTCATCTCGCACTACAAGTGTGACAACACCTATATCAGTGCCGCCTTGCGTATCACCAATTGCATACTGAGTTCCCCCAGTAACTTTCAGTTGACCACTATCATTGAGTTCCAAATACACGTAAGTGGAATCGCTTGCTTTCTTAGCAAATACAGCAGGATGTTGGTCGGTACTGACAATTGCTTGACCCTCACTGTAGATGCCGCGAATACCTTGTCCAAATTCATCGGCTGTCATATTGTTTCCTCCTTAGTTTCCATTAGTTTGCAGAACCTTTAGCTTCTCAGTCTGCTCAGTGATAGCTTCACGGATTTTAGTCTTCTCCTCATCCATCTCGAGCAAACGAAGCTCTAGCTTCTGAATGTTTAGTTGAAATTGCATAATCTCAACTGCGTTCTTCTTTTTTAGTATGTCGGACATTGCGTCATCACCTATGCTGGCATCGTATATCCCGAGAGTGTAGCTTCAAATTGTTTTGGCTTGATGCCAATATTCTTTACCTTGATTTGAAGCAAGGTAGCAGCTCCTGCTGAAGGTGGCTCTAGGAAACGAAGCATGATAGTTCTATTGCTGCCACTGTTGCGAACAAGCGCAATCGTCGAAGCAGCAATCTCAAAAGTAAATTCACCAGACTCATCTCCTCCGACAATACCGCCAGAGAATGTAAAGACTGAGCTGACTGGAACAACATATGAAACGAGTGTGAGTGTAGAACCGGGAGTAACGAGGGCACTTCCAAAAACATTAACTTTTGTCTTCTGGAAATCTATTGCATCTCGTGTGATAACAGCATTGAATGAACCAATGATTTCAACATCAACACGATTGTCAGAGTTCTGGTCTTTCAGTTCAACTGCACCAATGTTGATTTCGCCTGGGTCAATTGAAATGCTACCAGCAACAACATTGACACGCCAAGCATCATCAGGATTATCGAAAGTCCGTTGGATGATTTGGCTCGGACTTACGTCCCGGTTTGGGTCTTGCCAGTCAGGGTTGCTTGTCATGTTCTACATCTTCCTTTCGTCTCTACGAGCATTTAAAAATAATCAACGCACTTCTGGGATTCCTCGCCCATTCATGAAGTCATGATTAAATCGCTCGAAGAGAGAATCGGGAAGTGTAGTCGGCATTTCGCCCGTATCATTGATAGCAACTTCACTATCTTGATAGCGAGGTCGAATCTCATTCCAAAGAACTGTCGTACAAATCTCAAATCCATTCAAGACTGTACGCACATGAATGAGCACATCCTTCTCAGTCTTCTGAATGTGGTAGAACACGATAGAGGGTACTGTATGCTCTTCAACAACCGGAAGAATGAACTTCTCCCAATCACTCGGTGAAATCGCTGCTGTCGGCATCTTTCTTCCTCTTCGTTCGTTTGATTGATTCTGCATTTTCTTCAAGTGCAGAAGGTGTTACAATCTCTTTGATTGTATGCTTCGGTGGAATATCGTTGAGTATGATTGCCTTCTCCATCTCTTCTTTCCCCTTCACTTCAATGATGGTGTCGGTCTCCAAGAAATGACGAATCTCGTAGTCATCTTCATCAACTTCTGACCATTCATCTTTCTTGATGATTGCTCCAGCAATGGTCGTCACGAACTTATTCGGATACTTGTCTCGTAATTTAACTTCAATCTTTCCCATGGTGTTTCACCTTCGGTCTAACTAAAAAATAAAAAATGGTGGGATTGCTCCCACCGAATATGCACTTAAGCTACCTTCCAGTAGACTTTCAATGCACCAGGTGCAGCAAGGACCTTGCTCTCAGCTGCAGTTGCAACTGGAGCTCCAGTTCCAAGCGCCTGTAGGCTCTGTCCGCCGGTCGCAACTTCAAGCACGTCGCCGAAGTTGTAAGTTGCAGCAACAGCAGTAAGAGACATGAGTCCCTCCTTGATGACGCCGACTTTGTTTCGACCAGGGTTTGCAAAGATTGCGTTGCTCTCAGCAACACCAATCTCAGTGCCCGGTGCAGTGTTTGCGATAACTCCGCCAGTGCCATCCTGCATCAGGATTGCCTTTGAGGCGATGTCTGCTCCCGCGTTTGCGGTAATGGTAAAGCTCTTCATTTTGGTTTCCTCCGTAGTTCGTCTATCCCTAACGGTGTGACCTTCTACGACTTACTGTTTTGAAATAATTAAAAAAAATAAAAAATTTGAAGCTAACTGCTTATACAGTTATCTTGCTGATTGCTTGCGGGTAGATGACTGCAAGTACGTAGCTCATCAGAGCAACAACTTCACGGTCATACGGGTCGCCAGGCAATGCACCTTCGAAGGTCTCAAGCTCGCTCTCTCGAACAAGCATCGCTGCCTTCTTGTGGTCAAGGACCAAGCCAAGGGATGCAGTCAGGAAAGGAGTAACGACGATGTCCATCGCGTTAAACTTCATAACTGGCATGTTGACGGTCACGTCACCAGGTCGAGCAGTTGCAAAGAACACGTGGCTCTTCCAGTCTGTGCTCTTAGCAAGAGTTCCCCAAGCCGCAGGGCTCAGTACAAGGTGGCTGCATAGGAATCCATACGGAGTTCCGTTGCCGTAGGTTGCGCCTTCAACCTGAACCTGAGCATCAATCACCTTATCGTAGGTAATTCCGCCAGGCTGGGAGAAGAATGCACCAGCTGCAAGGCCGTTCAGGATATCTGAAGCGAGCTTTCTGGTAACTGCATCAGCTGCGTTCTGAAGAACGAAGCGAACGAAGTCGTCCATACCTCTCTTCATGATTTCCCAAGTAATCTTGGTTCCAACAACAACCTTCCTCGGAGTCACAGTGATGCTGTCAACGCCTTCATCGAAGTAGCTAACAACTGCACCTTCTGCAACTTCAACTGCGATAGTTGGCTGAAGTCGTGGGATTTGGTATGCACCAAAGCCGCCCTTGTCCTTGAGGTCGTCATTCACATAGACGAGGTCAAGGATGTTCTTGATGTTCTCAATTGCAGCACTGTAAAGTGTGCTTGAGAGCATTGTGGTAAATGCACCACTCGCTGTACTCAATGTGACGTCCTCTTTGAACTTCACACCGTGTGCTTCCGCAAGGCGAACCCCTTGGATAGCCCACTGCTCTCCAGATTTTGATTTCTTCTGGAGAGATTCACATAGCGTCTTTCCGACTGCTTCAGTCAGAGCGATGCCATGAGACGAGGTCTTCGCCTCTGCAATCTTCTGTACTTTGTATTTCATTGTGTTCCCTCCTTATCCGCGTATGAGGCGTGCCAGTGTGGCATTCGCCTTCGATTTCTCAGCGACGTCGGCTACCGACTCAGTGAATGCGCCCCTAAGTATTGCACTCTCAGTACGCGGTCCAATCGGTTCTTCGTCTTTATGAGCTTCATTGACAGGTTTCATCGGTTCTGCAGCAGGTGCAGCAGCCGGAGCTTCGTCGCCATCAGGTTCAGCATGAGCAGCAGGGGAAAGAGCTTCAAGTCGCTTCTCCATTGCTTCCATCTTGCACCTGAGTGCTTCAACAACGTCAACCAACTTGTGCATGTCATCTTCCGCTTCGCGGAACTTCTCTGCATAGTCTGGCTTGTCGTCTTCGTCTGCATCATCAGATTCCTTCTGAATAGCTTTGTCGTTCTGTGAAGCATCTGGCTTCATAGGAGTGCCATCAGCAGGTAAGCTGTTGCTGCTAGTCGGTGTCGCCTGTACATCTTTGTGTTCCTGATTTTCAGCTTCCTTCTGAATACCCTTGTTGTCCTGAGACGTGGTATCAGATGGCATAGCGCTCACAGGAGCAGCAGAGACATCTATCTTCGCAGGTGCTTGGCTATCTTTGTCAAGGTCACCCTCTTTGTATCTATTTTTCTTCGTCATATTCTCTTCCTCCAAGTAGTGCTGACTCGAGAGTCGCCCGTGCTCTCGGAGAATCGTGGTCAGTTTTTCTTTTACGTTCTCCATTGTCCTTCCTCCGTTATTATTTTTACGACCTCAGCTTCGCCGAGCGTATTGATGAACATCTCTGCCAAACTCTCAGGCTCAACGGTAGCGAGCTTCGTGTAGTATTCCCTATCTTCTGAGAGATGGTCGAGCACAATTCGTGCTGCGGCGATTGGGTCATCAGTATGCTCAGTTTCAACCACAAGCCCCTTCTGGAACTGGTCCATAGGGAATTGAGCCGCAACTGCTGGGTCCTCTTCACCAAGCTTCTCATCTTCGGGAAGCTTTGCCGGAGCGACTGCTCCACCTGCAGTTCCAAGAGTCATATCTTCAGACGTCTTGAATGCTTCTGCAAATTGAGCAGTGGTATCTAAGAATCCAGGAGCAGGAACAATTGAGCCTTCAATGATGTCACTGACGAACGCTTCAGTGAATGAGCGTCCATTCTGTGGGTCATATCGTTCTTCAACACGACCGCCAATCAATTGAATGCTGACGTGACGAAGGTCACCCCGTTGAAGTTTGCGAATCAAGTCTCGCTCTTCAGGGTCGACATCGGCAGTATAGTACCAGCCATCATCTTTGCACTCACTCTCAATGAAGTGTCCTTTTGGAAGAGCAAGGTCTTCAACCTTGTGATTGTACATGAGTGGTCGGCCGATGAGGTCTTTGTGCTTCTCTCGTACGCTGCCTTCATTATAAAGGACGTTGTTTCGAGAGACTTTTCCGAATGGAAGCATCATACCCTTGAGAATGAATTTCTTCACTCCGGTCTGAGCATCAACTTGCTCGCGGAATGTGAAAGCTCCAGCGGACGGCACCCACACTTCTTTATGGATGGTTCTAGTCCTAAGTTCTGCCATACGTATCACCTGTCAGTCTGATTATTTAAAAATAATCTATGTATACACTCTACATGTCTATTCAGTAGGTAGCTCGCAACGATTGCTTTTGCATCCTCATTGGACATTTGCATGTCCATCACAAGGAAGTGAATCATGCTAAGCATGTCTCGTTTGCCTCCCTTGCGGAGCAAATCAAGTGCTGAGTAGTAGAATGGGAGGTCTTTCTCAAGATTGAGTGGGATGTCGATTTTCTCATCAGCCAACTCATTGATATCAGAAAGTGCCTCTCTGAGCCGCTGCCGGGAATCCCATGGCAGACTTGAAGGGGTGCTGTTGACGAGTGTTTGAAGCTCGTCTTTGAGGCGGTCGAAGTCGTGACGACCGACAACGAACTCAGAGAGGACGGAGAGCTTTGCTTTCAAGAGAGCTGAGGACGTCGCCTCTTTCTGGTTGGGCCAGTTGCCGGTTATCTTCTTATGAATGACAGCACAATATGCCTGCGGATTGCTCTTATCGCCATTATGCTTGACGCAATCGTCGAAGTCTTTGTAGTTTCCGAATGGCATATGTTTCACCTAATAATTTCCTGCATTGATGAGAAGAAATTCTCCATCAACAACAACTGATTTGTTCTCAGCTGCAATTCCAATAGGACGTGAACTATCAGCTATGATGAACCCATCAGAAAGACGATATGAAATAACAGCTCCCTCTATGTAGTTTCCTGTTTCTGCAGGAACTCGCACAAGACCTTCTTTTGCAACGGGAACTGGTTGTCCTGCCTTCACTGAAGCATATGCCCATCCAATAAGAATGCCGTTGGGTGAAACAATATATGGATATACACCCTCAGCCAGAGGAGACCTATCAGTGATGTCTTGTGCTGCTATGAGTGTTATCATTCGTACCATGTAGTTCACATCGCAATCCATGCAGTTCCATTCCAGAAGTAGATGAGTTTTGAACCACTATCGTAGTATATCTCACCTTCGGTCTCTGTTCCTGGATGAGGAGCAGTAGCGAGAGGATTCAGTTTGAGTACATCGTAGATGGTTGTCATCTTCTCATCAGCATTTGAGCGAATGAGTGGAACACTGTTCGTCCCAATCTTTACTTCATTTGAAGCATTGCTCGACATACCATTGCCAAGACAGAGTGCCTGTGGTTGTTGAGCAGAAGCTCCGCTACCGATAGCGATGCAAAAGTTGTCGCCTGATGATGCACTGTGTCCGATGGCAATACTATCAGGCCCGCCTGTATTAGCCGAAGTACCAATTGAGACTGTATCTGGTGAATCAGTTGTTGTAAGATTTCCAATGCATACAGCGCTTAGTCCGCCAGCATTTGCATCAGGACCAATTGCAACACCATTTGCATTAGAAGCAGAAGAAGCACTTCCGATGGCAATACTGTTTGAACCGCCAGCAGCAGCATTCACACTGATTGCAACAGTTGCAGTATCACCTGCAGTAGCATTCGTACCAATCGCAATTGCACTCGTAGCAGAAGCATTAGCAGCATCTCCGATGCCGACTGAACTTGCTGCCGAGCCAGTTCCTTGTGTGCCGATACCAATACTATTTGAACCAGAAGCTACAGATGAAAGTCCTACAGCAAGTGAATTGCCACCAGTCGCAGCAGCTAAGTTTCCAATAGCGATGTCAGCTGTACTTGGAGCAGTAGTTCCAGCGCCGATTCCGATAGCGTTATCTCCGGCAATACTTGAAGCATTTCCAATGCTGATACCATTCTGAGCAAGTGCTTCTCCACGTCCAGCAGCAAAACTGTCATCTCCGGTAGCAGTAGTTCCATACCCAAATGCAGCAGCCTGTGCTCCGAATGAGTTAGCAGTTGCACCAACCGATGTCGAATTTACTCCTGGAGCATTCGCTTGATGCCCGATGGCAACTGCTTCGGCTCCAACAGCAGCAAGTGCTTGTCTTCCAACACTTGTAGAATTAGTACCAACTGCTTTCGCATTCTGTCCGATAGCAACAGAACCAGCACCAGTGAAGCCAGCAGTCAAGTTACCAATGGGAATCGCAGTTGCAGTCGTCTTGAATGCAGTCCATACGGGGTCTGTCTCAGCACCGCCGCCACCGGCGCCAGTGCCATCAGTATCATAGATGACGTACAAATCTGTATCGTCTTTCAACTCATTGAGCTCTCCTCGGACGAGAATCTGCCCAAGAGAGACAGTAGCATAGAACTCCATCTGACCTCTATTGTCAGTGAGGTTATCTCGCTCAGCAGGAGTGACAACTGCTTTTCCTGCAGCTGTGATTGCTGCATCAGTGATTGTGTATGATGGTTCAACGCCAGGCGGGCTGTGCGGAACAGTTATCTTGATTGATTTTAGTACCATTGTGTTTACCTCTTTATTTTGAGAACATACTGGGCCAAGCGTCGTACTTGGTCTACGTTCATGACTGCTACTTTCTTCTTCTCAGTTCCGAGAGAAAGCAGAATAGCAGTTGCAATCTTATGAGCTTGTTTCAACTCATGCGGTTCAAGTGAGAGCGTCTTGCGGTCACTGAACTCGCCTTCTTTGTTTCGGCCTTGCCAGAATTTGAGATTCATTAGTATCCCCCCATCTTCATACCGAAGTCCTGCATGAGGATTTCAACTTCGCTATGGTAGTTCTCATTCTCCAGTTCTTTCAAATCTTTCGAAGTGAGTTGTGGAAGAAGTGGTTTGATTGCGGCTTTGAATTCGCTGCGCATTGGTTCTTTGAGCAAGTCAGCGCCAGTGTTAGATTTGTGTTTAGTCAAAATGCTATCTCCGAGCTCCATCACTCGTGATGCTCCACTCTCTTTCAGTGACTCTTCACCGACAGGTTGGTAGACATCAAGCTTGCCAACTTTAAATCCGCCCTTCTTGACATCTTCTGGTCGCAAAGGGATGACGAAGTCATTTCCTGCGCCTAGCTGTACTGCGAGATTCGCTCGTGTTGCTGTCTTGAAATCACTGTACTCGTGGGGGTCGTACACCTTGCGCTTAATATCTGCAAGAACGAATGGTCCTTTATCGTCAGAGCCCTTTGCTTCCAGAAGTTTCTCAACTCGCTTGTGAACAGATTCCCAATTCACTCCTCGCTTGAGGAGCTCATCACGAACCATCTGCAATTGTGTGCTTGTGATTTTACCATAACCAGTCTTCTCTAGAGAAATCAGAAATTCATTCGACTTGCCTTTGATGTATTGCTCCCAGTCAGTTGGACTGAGTGTCTTTGCATCAACGGTTGATTCAAGGAATGCCTCTTTGATGCCAGCTGCTTCATGCAGCTTCTTGATTCGCTCATGCAACTTCTCTTCACCAGTCATGACCTTCTTCACATCATGCTTCTTGAGGAGAGCATCGTATTGCTTCGTCCACTCCTCTGGCAAATCTGGGTCATCATCTTCTGGGTCAATCTTGTACTTCTTGTTAAGAGCATCAACATCCTTCTGGAAGTTCTTGACGCGTTGAGCTTCAGGAATAGCGGATTTCGGTTCTTCTTTTTTCGGCTCTTCTTTCTTTGGAGCAGGAGCAGTGCTGCCTGAATCTTTCGTATCATAGTACATGCCTCCATGAGGGCCTCTCTTTACAGCAGCACCCTTTGGAGCATCCTTCGCATCAGAGATGTACTTGCGTCCCTCTTCGTATTCGTCTGTGCCTTGCACAACAGCAGAAGGACCTTCAGGAGATTTATCAGTAACAGGAGGCATCACAGTCTGCTCACCAGCAGCAGCCTCGGCCCAGGCTTTCTTGCCCGTCTTCACACCGAGTGCTTCAGTGAGCTTCTCAATACGAGAGTGAGCTGATTCAGAAACTTTATAGACGTGATGTTGTTCACCAGAATGAATGACCCAGTAGCCATCCTTTGTAGCATAGCTGTCATTCCATTTGCCGTTCTTATCTTCTGTCTCTGTGCCAATGTACTTGGCTGTTCCGGCAACAGTTCCTATCTCTGGCTTCACGCCGGGTAATTTTTGTAGTGTCATGTGTATTCACCTATTCGTCATCGTCATCGACGTATTTTTCAGGATTCTGTTTCACTTTGACCAGCTTCTCCTTGAGTGAGATGAAGTCATCTTCAACAAGAGAGAATGCAGTGAACGGAACATTGCGCTCATAATCATCAAGAGCTCGAAGCAATCGAGTTGCTTCTTCTTTAGCATCCCACTTCTGAGTGCTTGATTCGACCTGCAGAACGCCCTTCTCATTTGGAGAAGTCTTTCCGCAGACATGCTCATGCAAATCCTTGATGCGTCCATGTAATTTGCTTGGTTCTTCAAAGTGTTCAGTCTTCACAGATGGGTACTTCTTTGCAAGTTCTCCATACTGTTTCATGATTGCCATGATGACGTCTTTACCAAGTCCGGAGAGTGCTTGAACATTTCGAACATCAAACATGTTCGTTCTGCCACTCATTTGAACTCGGACGTATCGTCGGAACTCATCTTCAGAGACATCAGTTGCAGATTCATGCATCTTCTTTACTTTCTCAGAATAGCTCTCATCCTCAGCATCGTCATCATCTTCGAATGCCGGCTTGTGAGAGTCACCTGACTTGTAGTCTTTGTGATGGTTATCTAAGAAATCGTCAACCCAAGAAGCATCTCCGAATCGGAGTCGCCACATAGCGAGCTTGCCAACATTTGGGTGAGCACTAGAATCAAAGAGAAGCACGAGGTCAGTTCTGCCACCACTTCCTTTGATGTTATCAGAAAGCTTTGAGACGAGTTTGAATACACGAGGTACCTTCTCATCAACGATGCCTTCATCCTTGAGCATCTTTGCAATGCCATCAGCCCATTCTGATGCGCTTCCACCAGCACCAAGCAAGACAAGACCAAGCTCGTTCTTATGGCCTGTGAGTTGTGCAAATGTCATTGAACCAGCAGACGGTTCACTCTCTTTGAGTGACTCAGCCTTCTTTAGAATCTTACCTGACTTATCAAGGTACCCAGCATCAATGAGTGCCTGAGCTTGTCGCCCATACATACCTTGTAAGCTCCAAGCTTGTCCGCTCTTCACGAGTTTACTAAAGAATTGTAATTCTTCTTGAGCACTCATCTCGCCGGCTTCCCACTTCATAACATCAGAAACGATATCTTCTTTATGAACTGATTCACTAGCACTCTTCTGAATCAGCTGGTAGAGTTGCTTTGCCTCTTCAGGAGAGAGCTCAGGATATGCAGAGTAGAGGTCATCTACATCGTACTCTCTGCGGTCATCAAGAAGGTCATTCTTCTTAATCATCTTGAAGACGGCTTGCACTTTAGAAGTAGCTGCTTCTTCCCAATCGTTGGGGTCATTCGTCATACGAGCAGGATTGCTCTTGCTCTTCTTCATTGAGGGAGCAGGGTCTTCAGGAGCTGACTCCTTCTTTGCTTGGTCAATCAGCTTCTGCCAACCAGCAGCAGTATAATCAGAAGGCTTCCAAGTGAATGGTGGGTAGTCGTATCCACACATCTTGGCATACTTCTTCATGAGCGTCTCACGTGGGTCCATTGCCTCTTCAACACGAGCCTTCATTTCTTCGATAGGCTTCTTGAGAACAGACTCTGTAAGCTTGTTAAGCTTGTTAAGCTTCTCTTTCTTGACGGATGAGATGTAAGAACGGTATGCGCGTATTGCCGCACTAGCGAGCTCGATTGCCTGGTCTGCAGTCAGACCATCATCTTCGCTTTGAATGAATGAGCGGACTTCTCCCGGATTGGGTTCATCTTCTCCTTCAGCAATGCGCTTCTTGATGTACTTCGTTGCTTTCTTGACGAGGTCTTCCTTCTCGTCTTCCGAAATAAGGATGCCCTCCGCCAGTGTGTTGATTCGACTTCTGATAGATTCGTGCATGGGGCTCTTCCTCCTCATCTTTACCCACTTATCGAGGGCATTCTTCGCTTCAACAGGTGAGAGTCCGAACATCTTCATGACCAATCTCACGTCGATGGCGTCAATACCTGTGGACTTCGACACTTGGTCAAAGTACTCATCAGGAGAAGCGAAATCCTCTCTTATCATAGTAAGATATGCAGTGACCGGACTATTTAAAAATATTCACTTCGGATGCTTGATGGCTATGTAATATTTCTGTCTTGGGCTCCGTCCTTCGATATGAACCCAGTCTTTCATCTTCACGAGCTTCGCCTTCTCAAGCCATCTGACCAGATGCCAGCTTTCGCTGTTCGACAATCCAAACTTTTCCGCGATATCCTGACGGCTATGCTCGTGCTCAAGATATGCTAGAACTTCTTCAACGTGAGCCATTCAATGCAGCACCCCATATTTCTTTAGCTCGCTTGGACTTATCATACTCAGTCTCAAGTTGTTGCTTCAACTGCTGCATTTGGGCTTCGATTGCTTTCACTGCGTCGGCTTCGAACGATTCAATGTTCTCAAGCCAGTCCTGCTTTCTCTTGCACTCTTCCTTCCACTTCCGCAACACTTCTTCGTCGGTCATCGCTAAATCTTGAAGAACTTGAGAGTGCATGACTTGAACTTGTTGGTGAGCCTCATCTTTTGCCTGATTCACCTTGTTGTCCATGTCAGCAAGAACACCTTCTATCTGCTCGACTTGTCGAGTGAACGTCTCAATCATATTCTTGACGTTGTCCTCGAAGTACTCCTGCTTTACAGTGAGCTCGTAGAAAGTTCGACCTTCACGGTCTACTGGCACAATGCTTCGTTGTGTTTCTCGTATAAAATCTTGTACTTCATCCATGTTACTTCACCTTCATCGCCTTTTCGGCTTGTCTATTCAACAGCTAAGATTGCAGTGCATCTGCAGTTGACTGCTGAACCGGGATAAGAGTCTTCTGTGAGTGGAGCTTTGCCAGTCAGCGCAGTTGAGATATCGTATACTTTCATGTTGCGCTTCTTGTGTAGCTCACGGACCTTTGCATCGTTCATTGTCACCCATTGGAATTTTGAGAATCCCTGCTCCTGCCATTTGATGAGGCGGAGAAGGTTTGTGCTCTTACCAATCTCAGTGCGGATGATTCGCTCTATCTCATAGTCTTGGGGGTTGGCTGCCTTCTTGTACTTGTTGATGACGTCCTTTACCTCAGACTTGATTTGAGCATGTGTCTTGTTTGCGGCAATACCTGCTGTTACCACGCTTCTGACTTCTTGCAGCTTCTTCTGATTGAAGACCTTGAGCTGTGCTTCAAAGTTCTGCATCATCAAGTCTGCTTTCTGTCGAAGCTTCTTTTCAAGAGCAGCATCATTCACGTGAGTGTCCATTCCGCCACGAGTGTCAGGCTTGAGAATATGAGCCATCACTTCATCGAATGCAGTCTGTGTGAGAGCAGAGATGGTTGTGTCGAATTGACTCATCGTCTCATCGAGCTTCTGGATGACTTTCGGGTTCGCTCCAATCTTCTCAATCTGGATTCGCGATTTGTCGAACTGGCTGAAGAACTTCTCAACGAGCTTATCAAACTCCTCGTCGGCAGTTTCATTGATACGTTGGGAGAGCTCATCTTCAGGACTCGCAGGAGACTCGTGAGGCTCCTTCGCTTCTTTATGCGAACCCTCTATTGAATAACGAAAAGAAGAACCACCAGCCGGAGCAACAGGTGCTGACTGAGTTTGTAACTCTGGAGTAGGTGCAGTCGTCTGTGTAGAACCACCTTCGGGTGTTCCTGTGATTGCCTGACCATCTTTGCCAGTGCCGCCAGTAGGAATCGGTGGCATGCCTGCAACCTGTCTCAATTCATTGACTGTTATTACTCCGCGGTCATACAGACTCATTGCGGTGTTCATCTTCTCTGAGCGTGTCTCAAAGTCGATTGCGCCAAAGATGAATGATGCATCCTCAGCAATCCACGGATACCGTAGGCGAAGCTCGCCAATGATTTCCTTATTGAGATAGTTGATGATGTCATCTCGCAATGACTGCAGCTTGTATTCAAAGACAACACGAACCTCTTCACTCGTTGCACGATTGACGTCACTGTTCCACGGAGTGAGGTAGTTCGGAACGAGTCCGCTTGTCACGTCACGTCTGAGCCAATCAATCGGGGCACTCATGTCGTCGTATTCACCGACGTTGCTGAGCGTATCAATCTGATGCGGCTTGTTGATGATGATGTGCTCACTGTCCCTCTTCTGTTGAAGGTCCTGCGTGAGATTGTTGATGTCCTCTGGCGTAGCCGGGTTCGCCTCATCTCCTACTGAGATGATTTTGCTATTGAGCGCCCTGTATCGTGAAATGATAGACCAGTTCTTCACAATCTCATTGACGATTTGTGTGTCATCAATAATGGAGGCAGTGAAGCTTCGTCCGTAAATCATGTCTCGTGACCAGCCCCACTTGAAATGTCGAATCTTGCTCTTGTGAATAGCAATGCCGTACACACTTCGTCTGAAGATAGTGCTCGATGCCATGACGTAGTTGATGAACCAGAATTTCGGCCTCATCTGTACGAGCTCTCCTCGTAGGTCAGAGAACGGATAGGTCTTCAACTCAGTTGGCACTTCGTAAATCCACCAGTCGTCTTCGTTATTCGAAACGAGGTTGCGGTAGACACGAGCTGAGTCAGTGATTGGGAAGAAGTTATCGAGAATGAGTGAACCGTCAGTCATTGGGCGGTATGAGAACTCAAGATATCCATTGCCGGTGACGAGGGCAGAGATAAGGAACTGATGCAGTTGCTTCTTGTGCTCAGGTCGTTGTGAGAGCCACTTCTTGAGGAACTCAACTGTCCGTGGGTCTTTGCTTGACACACCGACGTCGTTGCCGAGAATGAAGAGAGCGATTTGCTCGATACCAGAATTGACCTGTGGTCGAGTAAGATACGCCTTCGTTGCTTGCTCCATCTCCTCATGAGGAGTACGTTGTGTTTCGTCATCAAAGAGGCCTTTGCCAAATCTCAACGCGCCCAGTCGCGTGACGAACTGCTTGGGTGTGAATAGTTCACTGAATCTCATCGGTCACCACCTTCATTTCCTCACTGCATAGAGCTTGCCCATAAATGCTGCTACTTCAGCGATTGTAAAGTAGAGAGCGATGCTCACAAGGATAAGAGGAATCGAGATGCGTCGTTCGTAGAAGAAAAACAGGATGACGAAGATACAACCTATGAAGAAGAGAGCTTCAATGATTGGTTGAGCCACTGATAGCTTTGCACCGAGGGTGCGCAACTTGGCTGAGAGCTTGGCATTCATTTAAATTACCTTAGGGACACTTGCATATAAAAATATTCTTATTGGTGTTTCTTCAACCACTTGATTTTATCACCCAGAGTCATCTGTGGTGGCGTTGTGATAGCCTGCGTCAAGACCTCTGTCGTCATGATTTGAGGTTCATCTGATGGTTCAGGCCGTGAGAGGTTTGAGTGCATTGGTTGCATACCGATTGATGCATATGAGAGAGGCAAGAGTGCCATAGCATTAGCAAACAAGATGTCGCCGTGACCGGTTGAGTCTTCTTTCACATTGAAGTCGTAGGTCATCATCGTCATGTGATGCTCTTGCAAGTCGTCATCAATCAACTCGACCTTGCCGCTCTCCATCAAGTTCTTCATGTTGACAAGCATGAAGTCACGTATCTTTGCACGCTGCTTATACTCACCTGTGCGAACACTCGAAGCAAAGCTGATACCTCTTGTGATAGCCGGTAGCTCTTTCTTCACGTACTCGTAGAGACCGAGTCCGAGACCAGTCTCATCGATAGCAACTCTCACGCATGTAGAGAAGACCCTGGCGATTTGTACAATGAGCCTCACCTGCGTTGGAATGTCCTTACCGCGAATTGCAAAGAGTGCGCGCTGCACGAAGATGTCATCTTCATCGAGTTGTTCAAAGACAGAGATAGCAGTGAAGTGGCTTGAGCGTGCTACATCAACACCGATGAAGACTTTATTCTTCGTCTGGTACGTGTAGTTTGAATCGAGCTCGATATCCTTTGCTAAGTTGACAAGGTCAGGGTTCTGGCATCGCACAACAAGTGAGAGAGGATAGAAGGCTAAGCTATCATCGATGAATGAGCACATGTACTCTTGCTCGAAAAGAGTTTGGTCTCGCAGTCGCCGCTCTTCAAGCTTTCGTAAGTCAATCCACGGTGCAATAGGTTCTAGGTCTTGGGTGAGAATTGATTGGCTGGGATTGAATTTATACGGGTCAAAGACCGGCAGCGAGTAGAAAGAGAAGCCAGCAGGATTCTTGCAAAGGTCAGCAAAGCTGTTGTGTCGGCCATTCGGCGTACTGCCGATGACGACTTGACCAAGCCTTCCCTGCATGGTATCTTGAACAGCAACGAGCAGTGCCTTGTCGTTGTTCTGGAATGCGTACTCATCAATCAAGGCGCGAATGAGTCGTCGTCCTCTGACAGCATCAGCAGCATTACCTGAAGGATATGCACGAATGACTGTGTTTGTCTCGCGGAAGTAAATCTCAGTCTCCTTGATATCAACCATCTTCATGATGTCAGGGACCTTGCAGTTACGAATGACCCATGCCATCGTCTTGAGAATATCTTGCGCTCCTCGAAAGCGTTGTGAGATGACTGGAAGAATCTGGTCTTTGAAAGACATTGCTGTGACAACGAAGTCAATAGCGAATGATGTTGTGAATGAGATACCTCTCGCCTTGACGGCAAGTATGTCTGGAGCCTCCTCATCTAAGATGTTGATGCTCTCTGCATGCCACTCCTTCTGATAGGGTGTCATGACGTATGGAATGGGCACGCCGCGTTGGTCTTGCACTTGAAAGAGTTCTTCAAGAAGGCGACAGTACTGCTCGCCAGAAAGAGTCAACTGCTTCGTGCCAGTATACCACACCATACTTTCCCTCAGTGTCTAATCTGCGGTACAAGTCTCTTGCCCACAGCATCTCTCGTAATGAGAAAGCGTGGATACTCTTGCACCGTCTTCTCTTCTATCTGCGTGATAGCAATGAGCTCAGACCGTATCGTCAGAACGAGCTCATCTTCTCCGGTCTCCTTTGACCGCTTCCACTTCCCTGAGACAATCTCGGGGTACACATGTCGAAACACCTTGATGATGTCTCGTTGGGTGAACACGACACCCTTCTCCTCATTTAACGCCATCCGCCACCACCTCTCCTTTCACTGTCAATGCTGGTCGTTCTGGCTCACGCTTGATTCTGTCAAGCAGATTTGCCATACTAAAAGAGCCTTCGACTGTAATGGAGAGGCGGTCTCGAGTCATGTCATCGAGCGCTTTAAGCGTGTCGACGAGGAGCTTCGAGTACTCGGCCTTTGCTTTCAATGATGGATGCACAGTTGCGATGCGTGCTCCGTTCTTTCCAATGAAGAGTGGGAAGAGGTCTTCCTCACCCATGACTGATTCAACTCGCATACTGATGAGCAGTTGTTGCGATAGCTCACGAGCGAGCATGAGAACACGAGCGTCAGTGATGTCGTAGACAACACCAAGAGAATCAATGAGATTATAGATTGCCTGTTGCTCAAAGGGACAGACTGAGTCACCATGCATTTGAGCAATCGCGTTGAGTGCAAACTCCTGCCGCTTCCAATCGAGTGTTGCCTTTGAGACACGCATCTCAATCAGTTTGCCTCGAAGAGCATCCCACTCATCAAGAATATCATCAGAGAAGCCGAGGTCTCCATCGCCCTCATCGATATGTTCGAGGACGTACGAGCGCAGTTTTGATAAGCCAGGGCATGTGCGAACGTGCTCTACACTAGACAACCGAGGCAGAACGATGTTGAGCCGCGTGATGGCCAGTTGAGCACTCGGACTTCGAGGTTCAGTGACTACTGGTAGATGCATCAAATTCTATAGATAGCTCTAGCTTTATAAATATTGTCATACTCGAGATATGAGTTCCTTTGCTTGCTTGAGTGGGAATGGCATACCACCAGTCATGATGATGTTCTCATCGACTGCTTGATTGTACCCATTGCCTGTGCCAATGTACGCTTTCTCCTCGAATCCATTGTGCATCAGAACGATGCCAATGACACCAAACCAGACGCTGCCAATGATTACATGTTTTGATTGATTCATCGCTTCACCTTCTCTTGCATGCTACAGGTGTAGCACTTGCCATACTTCTCGAAGTTCTCCTTCGTCATCTTGCTCTTGCACTTTGGGCAGCGAACCATCTCGCCTCCCTTGAACGGAACGACTGGCCCACGGAGTATCTCTCGCTCCTTCTGTGGGAATGACTTCAACCTCATACACCTCGTGTTCTGACTTGGCTCTGCAAGTCTGAATAAGGAAAACCATATTGTTGACATCTCTGAATGATGCGTGCCTTGACGAGCTCGAAGTCGCGCTGGCGTGGCTGCCAGTCATTTGCGAGCTGTATAAGGGTACAGTTGTCGACACCTTGTAGATTCTTGTGGAATTTGCTACGGTCTGTGTATCGCCCTCTACGCTCACATTCAGTACAGACAGCTTCCCACCGGCGATGCAGATAGACGAGCTTGTCTTTGAAGAAGTTGATGTGTCCTTTGCCGAGCGTGTACTCAGTAGGCCACGGCTTCTTACATGGAGTAGGATGTGCACGGACATGCCCACAGAGCTTGAGGATTTCGTTGTACTCAGCTCCGAGGTGCTTGTCGTGTAGATAGCGGGGATTGACTCCCACATTGATTCTGACCATACACTACGATATCTCTATAGCTTTATATATTTTCCTCATAGTAGTACAATGGTAGTATGCTTTGACATAAGTATGTGTTTTCACATAAGCATCAGAAACCAATCCGGAAGTGCCACACAATCGTTGAGATGACGATGCCAATGAGTGCACCAATCGCAAGCAGAATGAAGTCACGCTTCGTTGTCTTCCAGCTGATGTCCATGTTTCTTCCTCCGACATGAGTCGCAGATTTCTCTGTTCGTTGTCGCCGACGTGCAGACGAAGAAGTTCTTGCAACCTGGACGTGAGCACTTTTTCTTGTATGTGATTGGTTCATGCTTTTCCCTTACCATCTTTCTTCTCCATGTTTGCAAAGAGAGTCCCAAAGAAGGCGGTGTTCTCCTTCTTGAGCTTCAGGTACAATTCCTTGTCCTCCTTCTTCACAAAGAAGGCAGCATTGCATGTGTTGCATCGAAAGTAGTGCACCTCATCATGTTGTCCGGTTGAGGTTGTTCGACTCTGCATGCTTGGCTCAATCTTATGATAGCCCTTCTTGCAGTGCTTGCGCTCTTGATGCTTTTGCTTCCGCTCAGCGAACCACAACCAGAGACTCCACTTCTTGACGGTCATCCACCACGAGATGTCATCCTTCTTCTGGCTTACCCACGACGAACAGGTCGTTGAGTTCGAGAAGTTGATGTCTGATACCGTAGCCGTCACTGATGTCGAGTAGGTATGGTTTGTCGCCGTACCTGTTGATACAGTATATGAGTGGCTAAGGCCAGCCGATGGCAGAGGCGGTTTTCCTGCTCGTTTAGAGCGTATCTTCTTCTTACCCATAGTGAATCACCTTTTCTTCTTGCGCTGCTCTCTGCGCGCTGCTAAGCGCTCCTTCACATGCGCAGTGCACAAGAGGAACGGCTTCTCAACGCCTGGCTTATCGACTTCACACTTCGTGTTGCCGTACTTGCATGCCCACTCCTTCGGTTTTGAACCGGTGAGCGTCTGATAGTAGCTCACCCAGTACTTACTCAAGAGTTGATACAACCTGACCCAGATGGGCCAAAAAATAAAGGTTGCCGCGGCCGCAACCAAAATCATCGCTACTGCAAACTTTGGCATTTACTTCGCCCCCACTTTGCTCACATCAAAGATGAGTGGGCTTGTCCCTGCTTGCACTTGTGGCAAGTGCCCATCCCACTTCTCAATGTACTTGAGCGTCAGGTAGTCCTGCGTGATAGTCAAGCTCTGAAGCTTCTGTGCTTCTGCCTGTCCTCTCGCAGCCTGAATCTGTTGGTCAGCTTGCGCCTGTGCAGTCTTGACATTCGCCTCAGCCTGTAGTGCTTGCTGCTCAGCGACCTTCTTCATTTCGATTGACTTTGTGAAGTCATCTCCGTAGTGAATCTTGCTCACAACGACACTCTCCAAGACATAGTACTGCTTGGGGAAGAGCGCCTCAATGCGAACCTCTGCTGCCTTCTTCACATCATCTCGCTTCTCCAGTACTTCGATTGAATCATACTGAGCAGTCACCTGCTTGAAGCCTTCTTGAACACGGTGGTTCAGATTGAGTGTTTCAGCGACTTGGTTCTCATCACCGACTTCTTTGTACAGCTTCAGTGCTGCATCCTTGTCGATAATCTTGTAGTTGATAGCGATGGTGGCAAAGACGTCCTGCCCACTCTTATCAACTGCATCGACGTTCTCAAGCACCATACTCTGTGTGCTGCTTGGGAATCTATGCGTTGTCGTAAAGAACCCTGTGTACCAGAGTCCTGACGGCAATACGTTTGGGTCTACGACACCGAACGTATCTTTGATTCCATACTCCCTTGCACCGACCTCATCCCACGCCACGACGGCGTAGATGAGAGCTGCTACAAAGAAGACGGCAATACCTATTGCTATTCCTGCTTGACCTTTTCGGTTCATTGTGTGTCCTCCTGTTTTCTATCTCACTCTCTTCATTGCCATCTGCACAACAGTCATCATCGCCATTGAGAAGATGATGTCACCACAGAATGTTGCAATGAGCCACAACCAATTCAGCAGCACCGCCCCATGAAAGAACAGCGCCAAGAGATTGGCTATGAGTAGTAACATTGTGAAGCTTGGCCAGATATTAGTATCCATCTTTCACATCCTCCGCTAGTTCATCGTCGGCTTCTTCATCTTCTTCGACGATGTCATCTTCTTTGATTTCCCCATCGATTGGGTCTTCGACGTACTCCTCATGAAGTACTTCGTCATTGTGACAGTTGCAGTCGCACTCAGTAGCGACACAACATTCATAGCCTTCTTCGTCGGAGCATCTATCGCAGCTGCTCATGACTGAACTCTTATCTTCGTATCCATCCGTCATAAATCTACCTCCGTGGTCGCATTCGTATGCTTCAATGTACGTGTGATGTGAACAATCGCAGACGCCACAATTGAAGTGGTCATCCACTCGAATAGGAATCTTCTTGTCGGTGCCCAACTTGCAAGCTCGCATGCCGAGCTCCATAAAGTATCGACGTATGTATTCAGGAGTGTTTGCTACTTCGCCCTTCACCTTCCACGGCTCAGGACAGAAGCACTGCGGCTCTCGCAGACATACTTCTCGAATGTCATCATCACTGAGGAACATTCGGAATCGCCTCAGGTGGTATGTTGAATGATGAGGTATGATTCTTATTGAACATCAAACCAACAGCACCACACTTGTGACAGACGACGCCGAGCAGCTTATCAGTCTCCTTCACTTCCCAGAGACGGTAGCCGCACTTGCACTTTCGCTTCTCTCCTGCTTTGAGTTTGTCTGCATCAGTTGGTTGTGCCATCTTGTTTCATCTCCTTCTTGATTGCTTGCATCGCTTTCTTTCCTTTGAGCGGAGCATGATGCTTTCCCTTCCGCGCTCGACTCTCATTGCTCATGCTGTTGAGCTCGCAGTCTATGCAAAGCCCACGACAGCTGACTGCACTGCTTGATTTGCATGCAGGATTCCTACATTTTTGTTTGACAACCTTTTGTCCGAATGTCATGTTCCCCCTCCTTCAACCGCACATTGAACATCCACACGCCTCTGCCAAGATGAATGGAGCCAGCGAGTTCTTCGAACTCCTTAGGGACTTTCTTCCCGATGTACGTCATTGTCATCTTGCTTCACCTCGAACTTTTGATAGAAGACGTTGCTCGTCCTATTCCACCAGAGATTGACACAGTCAACGTGTGTTGGTTGTGCTTGAACGTTATATCCTTCTTGCGTGCCTTCGATTGCTATCAAGCAGCACGGCTTGTCTTCATTCGTACCACAGACGGGGCACTTCGTGTTCTCACTTGGGAACTTTTGGAATATTCTCATACCAGGCCTCCTTGCGTTTTTTATAATGAGCTACTGTCTCAGTCTGACCCATCTGCTTGAGCCATTCTAAGTGAGTATCATAGTTTGCTCCGACATAGTCGGCAATTGATTTGAAGTTGGAAGCTTCGGCGGTCTTCTTGTACCGCAGGACATTTGTATCCATCGTCTCGAGACTGAGAAGAATTTCTGTTAAGGAATCAGGACGTTTCGTCATCATTTGCACTACCACCACTCATCACACGACGCATCTTGCGTCGCTCCATCGTATCCTCATACTTCACAACTAGTCGGTGAAGCGGAGTACGGAACTCATCTTTCTGTAGCATCAAGGGGACAAGCTTGAGAATCTGTTCATTACGTTCAAGTTGTTTTTTCCGCCATGATGGTTCCATATTTTTGTTTCGATATAGAAGTATATATAATTTACTCTTTATGCGTTGATTCATCGACGCTTTTCAAAATATCTTCCTTCTGAGACAGTCGATTGATTTCTTCTGTCGCCTCTGGGTTGTCTCGTTTGAGTTCGTCAATGGTCTCAGGATGCTTGTGCATCATGTGCACAATGAACTCCTCTTGATTGACAACTCGAATGTCAAGAAATGTAAAGAGGTCTCTATTGACATCAAGAGGAGAGCCAATAGCAGTGAGCACAGCAATGACTTCCTTCTCACCATTCTTTGAAGGAGGCATGTGACCATCAGCTCGGCCGTAGTACGCTTGGAGAATAGTACCGAGCTCTGACTCATAGATGCCCTTCGATTGACACTCTTGAAAGAACTGCATTGTGATGACGCCTTCGTCAAGAGCGCGACTGACGAGAGCCGCTCCTTGTGATTCATAGCTCTCTTCGAGGTCGTGCATCATCTCATCAATGACTTCAGGATGCGTCTCTTTGGCGTGCATGAGCATCTTGAAGAGTGGCACAGCATCGACCATCTTCGTGCTCTCCTTCTGCTTTCGTTCATACTCATCATGCAGGTACTTGTCGATGTCCATTTCAAGATAGAGATATACGTTTTATTTAAATATTTCCCAGGCGGCGTTCCAGTAGCAATCATGGGGGTGTTCACCTTCACTTCCACTGGAATTCGTTAGAACCCGAAGACCGTATAGGGGAGGGCCAGTACTTTTTTAGTTGCATTTAAAGAACTATACCATTTATCACTTGATTCACAGGAACAAGATAGTTCTTCTTAAATTTCTTTGTGTTTTATGCTCATGCTATATACAAAGCCAATCGATGGAGTTGGACAGGAAATCAAGGTGTCCGATAGTACAATCAATGGTCAACGTATGACTCACGATACAATCAAGAGGTTCAGAAGAATATTTATATACAACAACCGTTCCTGATAAAATATGGAAGGTGGCAAACTCAGCACAAGGTCAATCCGACTCGAGATAGAACCATGCTTTGCCTTCGACCCAATCATTCCCAAACGGATGGCGCGCAGATTGTACGTCCATCTTCACAACACATACATTCTCGAATCAAAGTTCGACATCTCAATAGAAGAAGCCAAACAAGACCCGTACTATGAGAAGGTGCTCAAGTACCTCATTCCGTTCATCGAACCATTGACTGATGAGCATGAAGTCACCAAGCTCAACATTCTTCGATTCATCTGCTACATTCGGATGATGAGTCAGAACGCTAACTACTCAGCCACACTCTTTCCCACACAAGCAATAGGAGAGTATGACAGCTCAGTCATCCAACGTATCTTCCAACGATGTTATGAAGAATGTGAATCAAATAAGACGCGTAGACTCTTTCTCAAAATGATAAAAAAGAATACTGAAGAGAAGGTCATCAATCCCGAGACGACATTCCCATACGAGTTCTCTGAAGAGCAGGCAAAAGAATTAGCTGAGCGGGAGTATGTTGATGAACAAATGAATCGTCTAAGAGATTTTCATATCACGAATATTAGACGCCTCATCTGGTTCATACTCACATCAAGAAATATCGCTACAACATGCCCGGCGCACATGCTTCTCTCTGAGAAGAGTAGTCTCGTTCGGTCTGCGCATAAGAAATGTCGAGAGACTATGCAAGTTGATGCCAAGGCATACCGAAAACAATCAACGGCTGATTCTCATCGAGATATGGCCTGGTGTATTGAATATGTTCAAAAAGAACTCCTACTCGACCCAATCGTTGAACGTATCACAGGACTCATCGACGCCGATGAGAAAACCTTCCGCAGCCCTCTCTTGCACTTTCGAAAGATTGTCAATAACGATGGTGTCCCATTCGGCCCACTCGATTGATATCTATTGAGAGAAGACAAATTATATATATTCCTTTAAGAAAATTCATAAAATTCCGATGGCGATAAACATGATAAACTGGGTGGCGGTGAATGGAGAAAAGTTCGAAAGAGTGGAGTAAAGAAGAACGAACCTCTATCGACACCGCTGTCGACACGCTCGGGGGAATTCTGCGGTTCGCTCATCTCTCAAGAGATAAGTTAAGGTCACTCGTCAACCAATATCTCTCTGACCCAGAATCACTTGACAACGCCACACGCAATCTCATCACATTCGTCTTCTCAGTTCATTGGCCGCTCAAGACAGCCGCCGGTGAAGAAACTGAATCACCAGTTGAACGATACATCAACCAAAATCTTCTGAAGGAAAACTTAGAACTCACAGAAGAAAACATGACGCTCATCAACCCTCGGGTTATGAGGAAACAACTGGAACGAGGTAGAGGACCTGTTTGGTACTTGAGTTCTGCGTACATCACCCAGACCCAGTTCGCCAATCGGAATCTGGTCCCCGCCTCGTTCCAGTGTTCCACTGCTCAAGTCTTCAAGATAGATGTGAACGAGCTATCATCACAACCATTAGCTCTTGTGTACAAGTATCGATGCAAGAGATGTCGCAAACCATACTTCGGCCCAGCGAGTGATTGTCAGAACCAGATGACAGGCGAGAAAGAACCATGCCCGCACACAACAATGAACATGAAAGTCTGTGGAGCACAAAACAATCCGGATGTGGATGACCACATTGAAGCCTACTATGGACTCTGCACTGTTGAGACAACAAGCGGCAAGACAGCAACATGCTACTACATCTCATACACTCATCGTCTCAACTACGGCTCACAACTTGTCTCTGGCGTCATTGAGACACCTCCGAAAGGAAGTCTCCCACTCATTCATATCATGGCAACAGCAATGCCAGAAGCAAAAGTGATACCCGGCTTACTTGAGACGCAAACATTAGCCAGCGCGACAACGGTGCTCGATAGGTTCATTCGAGAAGAATGTCACATCATGGTTGAAGGAGGACGGCTGGTGAAAGAACTCTTGGTGCTCCAAGCTGTGGCTGAGCAAGTATCACCAAACCCCAAACGAGTCAGCAACCTTCTCTTGATGGGCCGCATGAGCGCAGGAAAGACGTTCATCATGAAGTACTATCTCCCAATACTCTACAAACGCGTGAAGATGACGACAAGAGATACAGTTAGCATTGCTTCTCTTCGCGGTTCATCCGCTGAGATTTTTATTCGAGGAAGAGCACAGAAGATGCCGACTGATGGACACTTGACCACATTTGATATGGTGATGATTGATGAGTTACTCAGAGAGTCAACTGAAGGAAGGTTTGTTGATGATTCATTCTTCGGCCACCTCAAGCCCTTCTTACTGGAGCAGACTGTTGACAATTCGAAAGTCGGTGGCAGTCAAGTTGCTAAGCCAAAGAACGCTCTTGTGAATGGAGCAAGCAACATTGACTTAGACTACCTCAAGCAGTACAAAGGAAAAGTTCGCAAAGCTTTCGAGAGCAGAGCATCACTCACTGTGTCAAAGACACTGACTGCAGATGCATTCAGGTTTGATGAGACGCTCGACTACATGGACGCTCTTGAAGTCTATGAACAGATAGACCCGCAGCTCGCCGCGGCAATAAAGGAAGTACGACAGAGCTATGCTTCGGGCAACAGAGATTGGAAGTGCGGTTTAGAGAACGCGGCAATAAAACGTTTTCCATACGCCATCTTCATTCGCGGCGATAAACCAATGCCTCTCTCAGAGGAGACAACTGCCTTCAATGCGAGTAAACTCGCTATCGAAAACAGCTTCACTGTACAAAACATTCTGTACAACAAATCATGGACACAACTCATTGAACTACTTCGAGAACGAGAGACACACCAATCTCCAGACTTGATTCAACACATCACAAGGTGCCTGAAGAAAGAAGCTGAGAAATATGGCATCGATGTCTCGTCAGAGGGAATTGATAGGGTGTTTGAGAAGGCGTACATTGAAGCTATCAAAGCATTCACACTCATCGAGAACATCATGGAGTATTGTCCGAGAGTTGAAGCATTCATTGTAGCACTCTTGAAGTGCGTTCACCACTATGTTGAGATGGAACGATTTAACCGAGGGATACTCGAATGAACTTCGCAACATACTGGGAGTGGCTCATCCGTGGTGGCGAAGCAGTTGAAATCACCATGAAGGATAGCGACTGGGAGACAGTGAAAGAGTATGCCAGTAAAGTCGCCATGCAAACTGGCATGACGACCCACCAATACGGCAAGAGCTTCTTCTGTGAGAACGCTGACCAGTTGAAAGAGTTCTTACTCATCTTCGCCAAGAGTGGCGTGAGGAGCAACACATACGTTGGCATCAATCCCCGTAAGAAGATATGGATGCTCAGCAAGAAAGGGACAACGTACAAAGGATATCGCGGCGTGAACGTTGGTGTCGCCTGCATGAGCAACATCTTCGTTGACATCGATGCCAATAGGAAAGACGGCACCAAAGCAGCAACAGAAGAAGAACTCTTGTTGACAAGGCTGTGCTGTGATGATGTTGAAAAGAAACTCGAAGAAGTCTTCGGTCTGCGCAGACACATTCGTATCTTCTCAGGCAACGGATACCAGTTGATGTATCCGCTACACAAGCCGCTCACATACAAAGACCTTGCATACACGAAGGTGGGAGAAGAGATTGTCTACACCGAGTCAGAGGAGTTCGAGCTCCTGAAGAGTGCATGCCGCTTGGCGATACAACCAGCAATGAAAGGAGTTGAGAAGGGCCGAGCGAAGATAGACCACACCTGGGACCTGCGCCGAGTCGGGCGTCTTCCGTGGACGCGCAACTGGAAAGACCCAAGCAAAGAGATATGGGCGGCTATCGACAAGCATGATGATAGACCAAGTGATGTTGATGCAGGCGAGCGCATCCTTGAGATAGCACGTAAGCACCAGCAGCACGTAGCATCAGGGAAGCGAACACAATCTTTTAGTGTCTCCAAGAAAGAGTATGCTGACATCAACGAGTTGGTGAATGAACCTCTTGTGCAACTGTTGCTCTCCGGTCCTCTGCCATCAGGGAACCGCAATCACTACCTTGAGATGCAGCTCGCCATCCTTCTGAGGGACAACACGAAGACGATTAGTCCGGTTGAAGAGGCAAACCTGCTACGAGAGATTGGCCGAGCTCAGGGCCGACCGTTCAATGCTGCTACTCAATATCTTCCTCGCAATGCAACGTTCTCCAGGAACACCGTCAACATGTGGTGCGCAATGGAACGCCGGCCGCCTGTCTACAAGTTTGGTTTAGACCCAATGCCTCCCATTGATGAAAGCAAGCTCGCTCAGTTTGATGCAGTTGATATGAATGACGTCGAACGGATGTTCGCGTATCACTACGAGAAGACCTTCAAGATTCCTTTAGAGCCATCACAAGATGCCGCTGTCATCATCGAGCGGATGAGAAACAAAGCACCAGGCATTCGAACATTCCCATTCATGTACGCCTGCTATGTGAGAGGACTCGTTGTGAAAGAAGAATGGGAGTACTGGCGGGACAATTGGTTTCGATTTGAGTACGCGAGTTAAATAGAAAAATATATATACACATATGAGGTTGGAATACTATGGACAAACAATTAAAGGCGAAGAGAAGTGGAGTCTTCGTCAAGATGCAACCAGAGACGCGAGCGACGCTCATCCGTCTTTCTGGCCGAGCAAAGATTCTCATTGGAGAACGTGCACAGCAACTTGAGAAGCCCGAACAAGAGGCAGCTCGAATCAAGAAGCTCAAAGAGCTCGCATCATATTCTCGTATAGTCGAGAACGCACTGCAGGCGTACTTCAAGACTGAAGAATGTAAGCAGCTGTTGAAAGCATAGAACCGTACACCGGAGGTATTAGCATGACAGAGCAGAACGAAAATAAGAAATTGCCAAACATGTTCGATGAACTCGAACACGTGAATGCAGCAGCACCGACAGGAACCGAAGCCGCGGATGAGGGAGATGACACTCCTGAACCGATTCAACGACTTGGGGCAGAAGATTTCTCAGACGTCCCACCGAGTGATGTACCAAAGAGGGAACCACTCAACGGGAAGACAGTGACCATCACTAAGGTCAGTGTCACTGCAGCGAAGACGGTCGACCGAATCACTGGTCAGCCCGTCCCGCCGACAGCAAGTCAAGCAAATCCAACTGTGAAGTACTACAGAGGGAAGCTCGTGCTTGAGTTCACCGAAGGTGAGAACAAGTTCATTGAGTACTACCCGAACGTCAAGTACTTCGTGCAGCAGCAAGATGGGTCAGTGAGCAGAGTACCTCGTATCCCTCGTGAAGGCGAGAACTGTGTTGCAAAGATATTCAGACTGTACTCCGACATGGTCGGCAAGAAGCCTGAAGAAGTCAGCGACAAGCAGTTCCTTCTGGGACTCGAAGGCTTGAAGGCAACCATCACTACAGCGAGCGGAACGTTTGCTGGAAGGAAGTGGATGCGCAACGACATCATCAAGCTGACCAAGTAGGTCAGTTAGGTTTGAAGATAGTCTACATGAAGACATAGGTCTCCGTGTAGGCTATCTTCTCCTTTTCATATTCCCATGGCAATCCGACTCAGTTTCAACCAAGCGCGCTCATTCATTGAGTGCAACAGAAAATGGTACTATAAGAAAGTACTGCAGCTCCCCGATGATGGTGACAAGAAGTACGCTGATGCCGGAACAGTCGTTCACGACACACTTGAAGCATTCTACAACGAGAACCGAACGAGTCTCGCCGGACAGCCAGCTGCTGTTGCCCAACCATTCTTAGAGAAGTATCGTTCAGTCTTCGATACGAACTGGGCGAAGTATCAACCACGCTTAGAGAAAGAAACGTACTGGCGCATGGTCGATAACGGCATGCATGCAAGTTCACCCGATGGAGCACCACTCCATCTCTCAAGTTGCGAACTTGAAATCTTCTTCCCCGACTTCGTTGCATACATTGACGGAGTCCACTCATTCTATACTTCTTCTGACCCGAGCCGTGAAGGACTCATCATTGATTGGAAGACGAGCTCACGGAAAGCAGAGAAGGACAAACAGTACACAGAGCAGGTGCTCGCATATGCTTGGATGTACTGGCGCAAGTTCCACAAGCTGCCAGCTGCATGTGTAGTCTACTATCTCAAGAACCACAATGACAGGCTCGTTGTGATTCCCACAATGGCTGACGTCATGAAGATTGATGCTCTCTATAAAACAGTCGAAGGAGACATGGAGATGCTGCTTCCCTTCAAGGATGAGCCGAGTAAGTTCACTCGTGTCTCCGCTACACAAGATGCTCCTGAATGCTACTGGTGTCCGTACAAGACGCAGTGCTCAGCTCCTGATGATATTGAGACGTGGAACTTAGTTGTGCAGGGAGACTGCATCGTCATCAAGCAACACGTCGATGAGAAGATACACATGATGCTCGAGAAGCATCTCAACTACAAGTTGAAGGATGCGTACTTCGTTGCAAAGATGGTGATGGCCAAGACAGGCAAACACTACGACGGTGTTGTCAGGTTATGGAACCGCGGCAAGAAGCAAGCACCCATCGGCTTCATTCACTACGTCATGACTGTGCTGCAACAGTGGAGCGAGTACCACGGCAGAAAGACAAAGTTCATTCTCGAAGATAACCGCACACCATTCCAACATCTTGTCGGCTGGCCTGAAGCGCTCATTGATGTGACGCTCTATGACTACCAAGAGCTTGCTGTAAAGGAGGCGCTGCGTGCACACTACGGCACCATAGAGGTACCAACTGGTGGTGGCAAGACTATGATATGTGCCGAGCTCATGCGTCGCGCAAAGGGCAAAGCACTCTTCGTGATTGACAACAAAGACTTGCTCTGGCAAACCAAGACTGAGTATGAGAAGTATCTCGGCCTCTCATGTGGTATTGTTGGCGCTGGCGAAGAAGACTGGAGCAAGCACGTCACGCTTGCTACAGTGCAGACACTCACTCAACGAATCAAGAAGAAGGACCCAACTACGCTGGCAGAGCTAGCAAAGATTCATGTGCTCATTGCAGATGAGTGCCATCTCTGGGCGGCGAAGAGCTACTCTGTACTTAGCAAGTCACTCAAGAATGTCAGATACAGAATAGGTTGCTCAGGTACTATCATGCGCGATGATGGCAATGAGAAACTCATTGAGGCATACATCGGCTCAAAGGTCTACACGATTTCTCCGGCTGAGTTGCGTGAGAAGAACGTCATCATGATGCCGAGAGTCGTCTTCCTCTCACACAGCGGACATGTCTCAGCTGAAGAATGGAAAGACGCATACGAACAACTCATTGATGATAGCAACCGCAACATCACTGTGCTTCAAGCAGCAACAAACATGTTCATCAAAGGAAAGAAGGTACTCATTGTCTCACGACGCATCAAGCACTGCCGTTGGATATTCGACAATCTCAAAGAAGCACACGGAGACAACGTCTGGCTCGTCATTGGTGAGACAGAAGATGAGAACAGAAAAGGACATGTCGCTTCATTCAAAGATGCCGAGGCGGGGATTCTCGTTGGCAACATGAGCATGTTCAACAAGGGTATGAATGTACCTGACCTTGATGTCATCATCAATGCCACTGGCAATGCTGGTGACGTTGCAACAATCCAATCACTTGGACGAGTACTTCGATGCTCACCTGGAAAAGAGCAACCACTCTTCATTGACTTCGACGATAGAGGTTCATTTGTTGATGAGCACACTGCAAAAAGAAAAGCGGCATTTGTCAAGCGAGGATATCCAATAGAGCCTACAACACTCGAAAAGCTATGACAATATTTTTATATAGATATGAGTTACATATCTATATCAATCAGATAAGGAGGAAATATACATGGCGTTGATTATCGAGAACGGACCACACACAATCCGGAAGCATGAGCTCATTCGACTTCTGGACCGTGAGCAAGATGTCAACAAGAGAACAGCGATGGAAGCTGAGCTCGAAATCTTAGAGACAAAGATTCGAGAGAACTACATGCAGCATCTCAAGGAGCATCAATCTCAGATACGAGATGAGCGGCCAAACATGAAGGGCATGAGCAAGAACAAGGTGAAGCAAGTCTTCGGAGACTACTTCCTCGAGCTCATCAAAGACTTAGATGATAACATGAAGAAGGGGATTGGCAGATACATGTACAAGAAGTTCAAGGGTAAGGGTGGCGAGGACGATGACTGACTATTCTGTGATAAACATTGTTGAGGAACGCGAAGCAATCCTCTTTGTCCTCTGGGATGGAACCCAGAAGGCACTGAAGAGGATGCCGTTCCTTTCCTACTTCTTCGTTCTCAAGAGTGATGGTGAGTTGTATGAGAAAGACTTCGTGCTTGCCTTCGGCAAAGAGTATGCTCTCTCTTGGGTGAATGCCAAGAACTGTGATGCGAATGGTCCGGCGAATGTTGACTACATGCGCATTGAGACCACCAACAACTTCATGCGAGTCAAGCTACGCAACTGGTGGGAAGACCGAGGCGTGAAGACATACGAAGCCGACATCAAAGCCAACAAGAGATTTCTCATCAACAACCCCGACGTTCCCCTACACGCTTCTAATCTCAACTACACATTCATTGACATCGAGACTGATGACCGTAAGCCATTGCGCAAAGACAAGGACGGCGTCATCATCGCCGATGCTTCTATCCTCTCTTTCTCAGCCGTTGATAGTACTGGTGCTGAAGTCTCATTCGTGAATGAAGGTACGAATGTACCTGAAGAACGAGAGCGTGACTTGCTCGTTCAGATAGGTGAGTACTTGCAGAAGTACTGCATCGCTCTTGGCTGGAACAGTTCGAAGTTCGATATTCCCTACATCAAACAGCGGATGGAGATTCACGCGGTGCCATTCAACTGGGAGCACATCGTCGAGCTTGACTTCATGGAACTCTTCAAGAAGAACTTCCGTCACAGCTTACCAAGCTACAAGCTCAACGCAGTTGCAAAGAGTGTTGTCGGTGAAGAGAAGCTTGACCACCCAAAGGGTAACGGCAACATCTACAACTCATGGGTCAACACACGTGACCACCTCATCGAATACAATCTACAAGACTCACGACTGCTCAAGAAGATTAATGAGCGGCTTCAGTTCGTTGAACTACACAAGACCATCAGTGACTTGGCTCACTGCTTGATGCGAGAGACACTCCAGAACAGTTTGAGTATGGACGTTCTTTTGATGATTGAATATCGTCAACAGAACATCGTCATGCCAAGCAAACCAACTCGGGAAGAGATGGATGTGTTCGAAGCACTCGGTAGCATCGGTGGTGGCTACACCACATGTCTGAAGAAGGGACTGCATAGACGTGTAGAGATTTTCGACTACAAGAGCATGTACCCATCAGTCATCATCACATGGAACATCTCACCTGAGACCATGTTCAACCGAGAGATGCCAGAATGTATTGTCACTCCTGACGACTGGAACGAAGACACGGGTGGGCGCAGGTATCATCCCAAAAGATATTTCTCACGCGACAAAGGTGTAGTGCCCACCGTGCTCCAGCGTTTGATTGATGAGAGAGACAAGACGAAGTACTCAATGAAGCAGTTCTTGAAGACTGAGCCAGCAAAGTACCAACAGATGTACTTGCATCAGTATGCTCTCAAGGTCTTGGCTAATTCGGTGTATGGTATCCTTAGTTTCTCACGTTCTCGGTACTACTCATTCGACTTAGGTGACTCAGTCACATCATGCTGCCGTGCTCTCACGAAGAGTTGCTATGCATACTTTGAGTCAGTCGGCGGCATTCCGATTGGAGGAGATACAGATAGCGTCTTCGTCTCACTACCTGAAGGCATGACGAATGAAGAATGTGACAAGCAGCTCGCTGAGTACATTGATTCTTGGCTCAAGCAATGGAACATCACAGCACACTGCATCGTCTTCGAACATGAGAAGACTGTGGGACCAATGCTCTTCGTCATGAAGAAGAACTACGCATATCTCTGTGAAGCCGAGAAGAGCGAGAAGAACCCGCTTGGCTTAACGCTCAAAGGATTAGAGTGTGTGAAGAGTGATGCTAATCCTCTTGCTGCAAAGCTTCAGAAAGAGTTCGTCATCGGCATGCTCACTGACAAGATTGAAGTGAATGCTTGGATGACTCGCATGATGGATGAGTACACACGCTGTGTTGATATGAAGCTGACGACTGCTGAAGTCACCATGAGCAAAGAACTCACAAAGCCAGCTGAGGAGTATGGTGGCTACACTATTGATAAGAAGACAAAGAAGCCGAAGGTCAAGAAGGATGGCACACTACAGGCTCGACCGATTCCTGCTCACGTGAAACTTGCTCAACGAATGGCAGCAGAGGGACACGACATCGCAGTCGGCATGAAGATACACTACGTCGTAGTGGGACAGAAGCCACTCGAGATTGTCTCAGCTGATACTCACAAGGGAGAGTACGATGCTCTCTATTATTGGACGCGCTTAGTGAAGCCGTCCGTCAAGGTGATGGCCGCTAGTGGCTTAGGCTTTGATTTCAACAAGCTTGGTGTTCCCAGAAAAGTACTCGTGAAGTACGTCTCGGCAGAAGATGATGGTGAGGAGGATGAAGACGAATGAGTGATGAACCAACTAAACATAAGTCAGATGGCTGCAAGCAATTGACGCTGCCAAAGTTTTTCGGGTGGGTGAGTGAGGACAATGTTCAGGAACTTTAGATTCGATTTGTTTGTGCTTGGCGCATTCCTTGCATTCTATGTCTATGCTCTTATGAACATCTGGAACAGCCAATGGGAAGCATTGCTGTGGAACATTGGATGGATGTTTGTCTTACTCGTTGCTGTTTCATACTGGGGCTACTGGCTCCCGAATGGTGTGAGACGCAGAAAGATTGTCATCGTTATCAAAGACGGATTGAGTGGCTTTGATATCAATGTCCGCTCGTATCCGATGGTACACAATAATGAGAGACTATCAGCCGCAACATACTTAGGCATGAAGACTATTAAATTCGTTCAGAGAGAAACAAGAAAAATGAAAGCGGAGGCTGAGAAACGTGCAGATGACCCTTTATCACGGTACCAATGATAAGCATGTGAAGTTGACGAAAGACAGTTGCTTCACTGATAAGCTATTGACAGCGAAAGACTATGCCCTCTACTGGGTTGACCAGTACGGTGGCAAGCCATGCATCTTAGAAGTCAAAGGAGACTTCACTGCAGTAGGTGGCCCAGATGAGTTCAAGCTCACTGACCCACTACGACCACCGATGGTGCTACGAGTCATCGAGGTGAAGAAATGAACTTCGCTTGTTTCTTTGGCTTCCATCGATTCGAGCAATTGACATTCTCAACAGAGCAGTGCATCAAATGCAAAAAGATTTTCAAGGTGAACTCCTTTGCATGAACTAGACCAATTCAAACAGATGGTTCGAGAGATGGACCCAGACCTCATCCTTCATGTCACTAGTGACCCACAGGAGTACCACGTCTGTCGTCTCTGTTTCATGGAGTGGACGATTGGCAAGAAGGAGGGAGTTCCGGCTCAGACAATGACGGGAGGTCAGCTTGCTACTCAACCATATACATTCAAGACTCGTGAGCAACTTGTCGGACATGTTCAGAGACAACATCTTGATGTAACTATGAAGGAATAACAGATTGAATAAACTGAATGAGAATATTTATATATGACTATCAAGTCAAATACTATATCAAAACACGTGAGGTGTAACAACATGGCAAAATGGAATGACGAAGACATGAAGAAGTACATCGAGCAGGCACAAGCAGGAAAGCCGCTCAAGAGAATTGGTTCAGAGGGTGGGCCAAAACCAGCAGCACTGAAGAGACATGCAAAGAAGCTCGGCATGGTCTTGCCGAAGAGGGGTGGGGAAAAGAAAACCCCTTCTGCTCCGAAGAAGGCAGCTGCTGTGAAAGCAGCACCAAAGAAGCCGGTTGCAAAGAAAGCTCCGGTGAAGAAGCCTGTCGTAAAGAAGGCATAGAGCGGGTGTGACTATGAAAGTGATAGTTGAAGGAGTCGACCTAGCTGGCAAGACAACGTTTCTCGAGAAGCTCTCGAAGCGCATGAACGAAGGATGCATTCTCAAGAATGCTCTCAAGCCTCGTGCTGAGGGAGATACTGCAAAGCTCAAGCAGCAGTATGAAGACTTACTCGCGATGGCAGAAGCTCAACCAGAGATGCTCGTCTTCTTCGACCGCTTCTATCCTTCTCAACTTGTTTACTCTGTACTGCGCGGACACGATGATATGAGTGACGCTTGGTACTCTGAATTCGAGACGACAAGCTTTCAGACTCGTAGTTGTCTCATCATGATTTATGAAGATGATGGAGAACTCACCAGACGATATCGATTGCGAGGAGATGAGCACGTCAGTGAAGAGCAGATGCTCACACTCTCAAAGCGGTACGACATATTCTTTGAGAACTGTACTCTGCCGAAAGTAAAGCTGTGGTCACGAGACCCAGAGTACATTGAGAAAGCAATCGCATTTATCATGCAGAACCGAGGTGCATCAGTATGAATATTCTTGACGTTGAAAACCCAGAGAACATTCCCCATCCTCTCTTCCCAGCTATCTTTGCACGACAACAAGAGCTTGCAGAGAAGTACCGAGAGATAGAGGGCATGGGACAGTTGCTCGATGAAGAGCACAGAAAGACAAATCTTGATACGCTCTTTGGCCAAGTATGGTTGAAAGACTTTGCCTGGCGAGTGACAGAAGAGCTCACAGAAAGTATTGAACCTGTCGTCGATAAGCGTGACAGCTTCACCGAGATGCACAAGCTGCACTACCTTGAAGAGCTGAGCGACGCTCTCCACTTCATGACCGAGCTCTGCATCATTGCCAACATCAAGGCTGAAGAGCTTATTCCGATTGAAGACATCGCACCTGTTCTGGCATATGAGATAAGCCCAGAGCACGCTGATGAGATTGCGCTACAACATTGGGCTGTTGTTTATCAGCTTGGACTCTTCTGCAACTGCTTGAAGAATAAGAAGTGGAAGCAGACACAGATGATGACTGATAGGAAGAAGGCAATCAAGTACGCTGTGCAGGCGTTTGCTCAACTCATCCTCTGCTTCAAGAAAGCAGGATGCAGCAACGAAGACATCTACACTCTTTATTTTAAAAAATCGGAAGTAAACAAGTTCAGGCAGAGAAGCAACTATTGAGGTGGAACTATGGACAAAGTGAATATGCGATACAAGTCAACACCGTTCACGAAAGAAGGCGTTGATTATGAAGTGATTGAGAATACCACGTTGAAGATAGAGAAGGACGACTTCGCTATCACAGTGAGAGCAAACAAGATTCGAGCAATCAAGGACGAGTCAGCCGACCCAGATGGCGACATGAACATCCTGGTGCAGAAGAAGCTCAAGTACAAAGGCGACAAGCCGTTGGCCAAGGGCGACTTCGATGAAGCAGTTGAGGAGTTCGTTGGCCTCATAGATGAGGTGCTTGCATGAGAATTTTCCTAAACGTCAATGAAGCAATGAACGAAATCAAGCGTGACCTCTTTGAGATGGGCGTCAAAGTACACCCAGCATCGATGCAGAACAAAGACGTCCGCAATGATGATTCATATGATACGCTTGAGACTCAGAACTACTCGTTCTGCATTCTTGACATGAGTGACAAGGATAGCAAGGCACCATCAGTTGCTTGGTGCAAAGCTGAGTTCGCTGAGCGCATTGACCCGAACTTCATTAATCCGGGTACGGCATGGAAGCTCAGACCAGAAGTATGGACTGAGTTCATGCGACCACTCAAGGAGCTTGGACACGATGAGTCATACAAAGGCGACAAGCGATTCTGGGACAGAATCTCTGCTGACATGGATGATGATGAGAAGGTCTTTGAGTATACTTACAACGAGCGAATGCAGTGGCAGATACCCGGTATCATCACTGAGCTCACCGAGAATCCTGACTCACGACAAGCAATCATCCTGGTGCACAATAGAGAAGTTGATGCAGCACGCATGAGGAAGTTCAGAATCCCTTGCAGCATCTCATACCAATTCTTAATCAGACACGGCAAGCTCGACATCATCTACTACCTGCGCAGCTCAGACTATGCTACGCACTTAGCGCATGACCTCTGGCTCGCTGATGAACTGAGAAAACACATTGCAGAGAAAGTCGGCGTGCCTTCTGGCAGACTCTTCTGCAACTTGGGAAGCCTCCACGTCTACAAGAGATATGGTGGAAACTTCGAGCACGTATTTTGAGGTGAGGGAGAATCACTATGCCACGCATTAGCAGAGACGAATACTTCATGCGCATAGCAGAAGCTACGGCCCTTCGGGGTTCGTGTGATAGAGCACAAGTCGGTTGCATCTTGGTGAAGGACAAAGTCATCGTCAGCACTGGCTACAACGGCAGTCTTCCTGGTGCTGAGCACTGTGATGATGTCGGACACTTGATGAGTGAAGGACATTGCATTCGTACTCTGCATGCTGAGATGAACGCGGTTGTACGATGCTGGCATAACGGCCATAGTCCAAGTGGAACTATTGCCTATTGCACACACGCTCCGTGCAGCTACTGCTACAAGCTCTTGAAAGCAGCTGGCATCATTCGCATTGTTGTGCGCAATGATTATGGCTCAATCAAGTTCGATGATGTTGAGGTGCTCAATGAAGCGAGTAAAGACTGAGTTCATCTGCGATTCATGTGGCAAAGAGAAGAGTGAAGCTCCGGGCTTACCTGTCTATCCATATGTTGATGGCTGGAACTATCTTTACAGCGTCAACCTCCAGCTCGGCAATCCTCAGAACTTGAAGCGCATTGATGAGAAAGACAAACACTTCTGTAGTGCAGGTTGCTTACTTGCATTCATTGCAAAGAAAATTCAGGAGAGTGGGTGAAGAATGGACTTATGGAATATGCTTGAAGAGCTTGAATCATGTAGCGGTAGTCTGTTGAAGAAAGAAGCATTGCGACGCATACTCAAGACTCAAGAAGGAGAAGACTTCATGCGATACGCCTTCAATGACGAGGTCTACAACCTCAGTGACAAGAGCTTGGCCAAAGCATTCAAAGTCGAGAAGGGCAAGGACGTCACGCTCTCAATCATGGAGAAGTGTGATGGCACAGGCATTGACTTCATTCCCTTCTCACTCAAGGACTATAGCGGAGATGTCAAACTTGCAATGGTATATCGCATGCTCAGTGAGATGCATCCAACCGTAGCCAAGTGGCAAGCACGAGCACTGCTTCATGACTTACGATGTGGTGTTCAATTAAAGCTTGTCAACACAATTCTCGAAGAAATAGGCAAGCAAAAAATCTTCGTGTTCGAGGTTGAACTCTGTGAGAAGTTAGAGCATGAAGCTCTGGAGCAACAACTCAAATTCCCACTCATCATAGAAACAAAATATGATGGGATAAGAGCGATGACGTCTTTGAAGGCAGGCACCGTCACAATCATGTCTCGACATGGTAACGACGTCACGCACTTATTTCCTGAGCTTGTCAAAGAGCTAAGCATTCTCAAAGGCGACTTCGTCTTTGATGGTGAGATAACTAGCGTTGACTTTCAGACTTTAGCCAAGAGGGTACAGAGAAATGAACCATCGAATGACTTGCCTCTCACATACAATGTCTTCGACATCTTGATGTATGAGGGACAAGACTTAACAGCAAGACCGCTCGGCGAGAGAAAACATTTCTTGAAGCCTGCACTTGCAGATATGACAAACATCATTCCTGCTGCATCATACATGGTCACTACGCTCAAAGAGGTCCTTGACTTCTACAAAGAGATAGTCGGCAATGGTGGTGAAGGTATCATCATCAAACCAATTCACGTTCCGTATGATGCCGGTGGCCGTAAGCAATGGTTCAAGCTCAAGCCAGTTCACTCAGCAGAGATGAAAGTGATTGGTGCAACATACGGCAACGGCCGAAAGTTTGAAGTCATCTCATCACTTGACTTGATTGATACAAGCGAGACAGTTCGCTGCAGCGTCGGTTCAGGCATCGATGACGAGTGGGGGCGCGATTTAACCGCGCTCTTCAAGGCAAACAAACTACTCGGCAAGATAGCAGAGATTCAATACTCAGAGCTTACTCCCACGAAGAGCATTCGCTTCCCCAGATTCATTGCTCTTCGAACAGACAAGACAGAAGCAGATGACCTGAGTGATGGCCATGTCGACGAATGATGAACCCATTCTTTGCAAGAACTGCAAGGTCCCTCTCGTCCGTGTTCAGTGGAGATTGCACGGCGTGATGCATAGTGAATGGAAGCATGAAGGATATGAACGCCGACTCCACTTCTGTGGCAACCCACAATCACCAGTTCGATTCAATGCAAAGATACACCAAGTGAAAACATGATGCTCTCAGACTTTGTGAAGATAAGCGTGCATCAACTCGTGAAAGGAAAAGAGCTGAAGACATTCATTGCTCCAATTGAGATTGATGTACTTCGAAGTAGAGCACTCCTTAAAGACTTCGGCATCAATGAAGAGAACGTGATGCGGTATCTTCGAACGAAGTATGTACCAAAGAAAGAAGTGAACACTATCTACTTCCCAACATCGAAGTGCATTCAGTTCGCTTCATGTGAGAGAGACCTACATCTTGAGATGGAAGTGAAGAATAGTGAACCACACAAGCTCATCACAGACATCTTCTACTGCAAACAACTCTTACCAAAAACAAACAACAGAGTCATCCTCACTGTTGAGCATCTCAAGTTCTCTCCAATCGATGTTCTCATCTACTCAGCTTGCTTAGAGAAGTGGAACTTTGATATACCACCAGAAGCATTGCAAGAGGTTGAGAAGTTACTCAAGAAATATCCTACTCCCGAAGCAGCCCGTGCAATCAAGAAGAGAAGTATCAGACGCAAGTACTTGCGGTACTTCATGGTGAAGGGACAACTGACAGAGACAAAATTCAAAGAGTTCGTCAAAGAATGAATCATACTCAACGGCCAAGAGCGTAAGGTGACACGAGAAGCAGCCCCTCAAGAGGACGTGCAGCCGAGCTCGGCGCGCATGGTGCGAGGCCAGCGACACCTGCTGAAGTACAAGTGGTGCGACACCGAGGAGAGTACTCGGACCCAATCATAAGGTGAAAGAAATGGAAGAACCAAAGATGATTCGAGCAGGACGCATTAAAGTGACAGCTGAGATGTGGAGTGACTTCTGGAAGAACTTTGGTCAGTACTGCATTCCTTACCATATTGCATATGACCCGCTGATGCATGTCTATACACTGACGTGCACATGTGAACTTTTCGGTGAAGTGATTGAAGGCGGAGAGATGCCGTACTATACACCGAGCTTCAAGCGTCTGTCAGAACATATCACGGTCTTAAGTGGGGTGTAAAACATGGCTCATCCATTAGATAAGCACTACCGATTGCAATGCAAGAGCTGTGAGCGTGGAGCGAAGATGACTGTCTTCGGCGTGAAGCGAGTGAATGGAGTGACAGTGAGTTGGGTCTGTACTCAATGCAACTTCAATAACGAAGTGTCCTTCGGAATGAGTGGCTGATATACTATGGGGAAACAACGAACAGAGAAGCGATTTCGCGAGAGTCTTCAGCATGCAGCTGAGGTTCACGGAACATCTCTCTGGTACATCAAGCTCCAGGTGAATCAGCTTGCTCACAACTCAAACCCAGGAGACTTCTTAGTCTTTCTCGACAGAGAGCTTCACTGCATTGAAGCAAAGCAAGTGACAGGAAAGAATCGATTCTCATTCAAGCGATTGAGCCAGAAGAGTAAGTTGACTGAGTTCGATTTGAAGCCGAACCAACACGGATGGGTGCTCATCTCATTCTGGTTCGGCAGTGCGAAGAAGAGTGACACCTTCTTGTTGACTGTTGCAGAATATGAACAGTTGATTTCGTCCACCACTAAGGTGAGTATTAGAATTGATGAAATTGTCGCACTCTTTCCCAACAGCAGAGTGCAGCTGTGTTGCCGTTCTACTTGGGCAATTGTGAGTAGGCTTCAGAGTTGTGCCACGCCTCACGAGTAGAAACGACTGCCGCAACCTTCTCTTGAACTTTCTTGAGCATCCTCTTGCCGCGTCTGAGCAACCTGTTGGCTTTCTTCTTGTCAGCCTTCTCAGTTGCAAGTGGTAGAAGCTTTTCTCCTTCAGCAACCATCGTCTCATACTTTGCAATGCGAACGTTGAGAGCATCGATTTCTTCGGTGTACTCTTGCTCGATTTCTGAAATCTTTGTGTCGTGCTGCTCCTTCAATCTGGCTGCTCGTTCTGCCTCAAGCTTTGCGAGTTCAGCAATGCGTCCAGGCGTTGAGTGTCCGTGTTCGATGTCGAACTTCAAACCAAGATACCTGCTCTCATCCGATTGGACGCCAACTGAAGCGCCTCGCTTCGAGCCACCACCAGCTCGCATTTTCTTCATGTGCTTTTGGGCCTTCTCCCGACTTGTCATGTGTGCCATTTTTCGAACCACCTCCAGGTGTATTGATATAGATATTCAGCTCCTTCTTTTTAAATATTCTTCAGAGCATGCCAGTATACGAGTTGTTACTAATTGGTTACAAAACAACTAGGGTCTTACGATAGACAAGTCTTTATAAAGACTAGGGTATCGTACTAGACAAGCTAAGCCGGTGCCAACGGGAGTGCCAGGAAGGGCTGTCCTTTATAAAGAAAAGGGCTCCAAATTGGTCACCCAATGTATAACGTGGGTAGAGACCCACGTCCCTTAAAACGGCTCTAAACGGCCTCCAAATCAAGGCGAAAATCCTTTATAAAGGCCCCCTCATGACTCACGATTTGAGAATATTTATAAAGACATAGATATGACTCTATAGTAATTAGACAAGAGGAGGAATCAGACAATGGACATCAACGAATTTCAACCCGATAGGATGAGACGTTATCTCAGACGCAAAGCCAGACGCGAAGCTCGAAAGATGCGAGGAGAAACACCTCAGCTAGAAAGCTATCGCAAATTCTTCAACGACAAATGTCTTGAGCTCGGCATCACCGGCTGGACATTCAAGTTCGACACAGCAGCCACACGCAGGCTCGGTGTCTGCAAGCAACATCGCAAGGTGGTTGGCATCACTCGAGCTTGGGCAGAGAAGGGAACTGAGCAACAAGTTCACAACACAATTCTTCACGAGCTCGCACACGTTCTGACTCCTGGCCACAAGCACGACCACGTCTGGCGAGCAAAGGCAGTTGAGCTTGGTTGCGATGGAAGAACCAAATGCACTCACGACGTTCAACTCGTTGACAACCCGAAGTTCATCATCACCTGTCCGAACAACTGCTTCAAACCAATTGCTCGAACTCGCTTCACACCACGCATCCTCAATTCTACTTGCAGGAAATGCAAGAGCAAGGTGCTTGTCTCAGGCGAGAAGCGGGTTGCATTCCACCGAGGCTACATGTTCACCATTCCCACTCACAACGAAGTGGCTGCTCAGAAGACTGAGAACCCACTTACAGAATCAGACAAGGAGGTAAGAAAATGACAAGAGACCAAACGCAGTTGCTCGAGTTCGAGCACGACTTCGACGTCAATGTCGGAAGAGCCGATGACGTCAACCCACGTTACGGGAGCAAGAGATGGACGGCAGTCGTCGTCTACGTCGATACATCGAGACCTCTCGACAAGGGAGATATACTCGGTGACTTCGCTTGGAGACGAACACACAGCTCGCCTCTACCGAATGAAGTGGTGAAGAGAATCATCACTCCGACATTGCAACGACTCGGCTTTGACTTGACTAGCATCGAAGTCAAGTATGACCGATACGCAGGATGCAGCATGTGTCCTTGCTCACCTGGCTACACAGTCAAATTGATTCGAGAGAAGAACAACTCGACATTGAAATACCAGAAGCAACACATCTGGCTCAAGCCGAAGAACACAGAGGTGCAAGCATGAGCATGGATTGCGACTTCGAGATTGGTCAACGTGTTTGGTATTGGCCAGCAAATGACCCGAAGGAACGCAAGCACGGAGTCGTGACGGATATCACGATGGGAGAAAGTCTCTGCACCTATGAAGAGGACACCGGCCTTGACTACGACGAAGATGATGATGCCTGCGGTTGGGAACACGACAACTGGTACATCAAGGTCAAGCTCGATGATGGCGAAGAGACCGATTGGAACGACGAATACTACTGGAGGTTAGAAGAATGAGCTTTAGAGATGGAGAAGAGTCTGGCAGGGAATGCCCAAAGTGCGAGACCATCATGGTCTACGAGATGAGCTTCACTGACCAGTTCAGTCACACCACAGGACACTACACAACGGACTTCCCGTTGCTTGTCTGCCCAAAGTGTGACCACAGCGAAGAATACACTGGAGAGGAGGATGAAGACAATGAGCTTTGAATCAGACGGAGCAGGCAACGAGATATGGACATGCGACACATGCGGCTACTCACTCTTCCTTGCGGGAGAGGGCGGAGACGTTGCAGAATGTCCTGAATGCTTGCGGAGAGAGTACGCCGAAGAAGCAGCACGAGAGAACGATATGTTCTGTTGCATCTGCGGACAACCAATCACAAGCACAGCGATAGAAGACGCCGAGAAAGATGACAACGGCACATGGGTACACCAGAAGTGTGCTCAGGACCAGTGACCACATGAACACCGTAACATATCCTTGTGGCTGCGTTCTTGAAGGGGACCATCCTGTTGTGACAGTCGCTGTTCTCTGTGACGAGCATGAGCAAGAACTCTTTGGTGATGCCAAATGAAGATTCCTGTACTCACCCCAGAACTGAAGCAACTCTTCTGTCCTCTACTCATGAAGCAAGCTCATGGCATGATTGGTGTACTCGTTCATGTTCCTCATGACAATTCAGCAGGCGTTGGCCCTTGCACATACTGTGGAGCACGCATCAACTGGAATGACTATGTTGGAAGACTTGCCAAGCACCAAGAAGAACTGCGAGAGATTCATGAGTTCATTCAGATAGTGAGGGATGCAGGATGGTAAAGATACTCTTCGGCTCCGAGATAGAAGGCACGTTCACCCATTGGGTCGATGCGAAGGACGTCGACGCTGTCATCAACCACACACTCAAGACTCCTGAGCATCGCAACTCATTCAAACCACACGGCGTCTGGCTCAGCTGGAACGGCGACTGGGAACGTTGGTTTGAATCTGAATGGAAATCCTGGGCAGAAGGAAAGGTCTGCCTACGAGCTCGTATTCACCCCAGAGCAACCATCGTAGTCATTGACACTGTGGAAGACTTGAAGGAGCTGATGGTACAGGCAGGCATCCCACTCACCGAAGAGAACATCAGGTTCTATCGCAACTGTGAAGAGTTCTGGGAAGCACTCCGAGGCCAGTTCGATGGCATCGCTCTCACTGAGGCGGGGCAATGGAGAACACGCATGACGACGTTCCTCTACGGCTGGGACTGCGCAAGCATCTGCATTCACAATCCTGCTCACGTCACATTCACACGAGATGAGAACCATGAATGAACGCATCCTCGAGAAAGTCAAGCTGCTCTGTCGAGCGTATCCCTATAAGATAGTCGGCTTCGGTATCGTGCAGCATCCGCTCATCTCAAGCTTGCACACACTCGAAGATGGCAAGCTCACACTCATCACTCCTGAGACATTCGACGAGCACGTCAACAAGCGGCTGGCTCTCTTGGAGAAGTCAAAGGATGTTTCATACATGCTTAACGTGTTCATCAACAAGCCGTACCGTATCACAGTCCTTGAGTTCATTCAAGATGAGTTGTCAGTTGAGGAGTTCGGTGAACTTCTTGCTGACTGCTGGACGATGATAGAGTGGCCGCACCAGCACGGCATCAACAAGCTCATCAAGATGTTCACTCGAGCACAGGGACACCTCATGGACAACGACGACCAGGCGGAGTTCGATGCTCTGCCGGAAGAGCTGACCATCTATCGAGGAATCCAGGCAGGCAAGGCAACCATCCGAGGTCTCAGCTGGACGACACGCCTCTGGACTGCTCATTGGTTCGCAAAGAGGTTTGAGCAGCCTACACCTATAGTATACCGAGCAAACATAGCAAAGAAACACTGCTTTCTCTTCACAAACGGCCGCAAAGAGTACGAAGTGGTCGTCAATCCCAGATATCTCAAGAACATCACGCTCATGAGCCAAGAGGAGCTCAGAGAAGAAATAGACAAGGAGGAACAACATGACAAAACATCGAATACAGATTGACCGCAACATGACGGTCGAACTCGACATCCCGGCGGAGATGTCTGCGGGCGAGTTCAAAGGATTGACGTTGAAGGTCAACAAACTCTTCAACGTGAGTCAAGTGACAACGACAAGTAAGAAGTTTGGCACACCAAGAGCTTGGGTCAAATGGACTGCCGAGATGATGGACATCTTGCAGAAGAATCCAAAGAAGACACCCAAGCAACTCGTTCAGATACTGAACGTGCCAGGCATCACTGAGAAGCATGTCAGCTACAAGCGAAACTACCTCAGAGGTCGAACTGCATGAAGCGAGCAAAGATAAGCAGCATGAAGCTCAATGAGAAGACGAAGCTCACCGTGAAGAACGTTGCGCTCTCCGTCATGAGCATCATGAAGGAACACATCGGCAGGAACAACGCCGTCAGTAAGCGTGTCCTCTTCCGCAAGGTATATGCGAAGACATACGACACTGATGATACGTTCGACTTCCTACGATGGGACACACTGAGACGAGCACTGCACTTGCTTCGAGCAAGCAGCAACTGCTTCGTCATTGGCACCAACGACCGAGGCGACTGGGAATACTTTGTCATCTCAACTCAGAGCGACGCTCAGCTGTACATCACACAGCTTGACAACGCAATTGTCCGCATGAAGAAGATGCAGGCAAGAGCACTCCGCTCAATTGAGAAGGGATGGTATAAGCAGCCCTGGCAGTTCACCTCGAAGAAGACAGAGGTGTAAACCTATGGTGAACCACTTCAACAACAAGACCACTCGAGATTTGAGTGACAGCGAAGTGGCGGCTGTGCTTGAAGCAAAGAAGATATTGGAGAAAGCATTCGGGAAGAACATCTTCTCCGTCTCGCTGAATCCAGACAAAGACACAACAACAAACGTCCACAACGTGAGCTTCACGTTCGACGTTAGAACAAACCGAAAAGGTGAACAACATGACAGAACCAAAGAAGAGCGTCGCTAAAGCAACGCAGAAGAAGACAGTGACCAAGAAGGTCGCTCCGAAGAAAGCGGCCGTTGCAAAGAAGGAGAAGATTCAGTCTCCCTTCAATGCAGTACTCGCTGAGCACTGCCAGCACTGTGGAAAGCATCTCGTCGTTGCCTTCATTGTGAAGGGAACCAAGATGGGATTCACTTGCACGAAGAATCAAGAAGCGCCAAACGCAGAAGAGATTCGTGCGATGAAGAGTCTCCGCAGAAAGCTGAGAAAGCAAGCAGCAACAAAGAAGGCGTGAGGTTAGCTCACGTCTTAAATTCTTTTTTTCTTTCTCTTTCTAAATCAAAAATAAAAGAAAAAATTTAGTAGCATCTTACAATGCTTTTCGTACCTTGCTCCAGAATGTTGGTGCAGGCATAGCAGCCTTTGATGCAGCAACGGTCTGAGGCTCAAGTAGTTGGTTGATGAAATTCACAACGCCCATGATGAACCCTGCAGCAAGCAGTGTCCAGAGGGTTTGCAAATCCACGATGTTACCAACTGCACTGACCTTCGCTGCCGCAGCAACAAGGCCAGCAACGAATCCCTTCAATAAGATTTGCGTCCAGTCCATGTGGTTTACCTCCGATGTTTTATTAGTGTCGAAATGTCTCCTGCTTTTTGTAAGTCATGTACTTTCTGCTTCTGTGCATCACTCGGCATGAGTGTTGCCCACGTGAAGCAAAAGAGGCCTACGAGGAGTATGAGTTTGGGAATAGCAAGGTATGGAGGAGTGATGAGAGTGTCCTCAAGTTTCCCATCCATGAATGTAGTGGCAATTGTGGTGACAGCAAAGAATGCACTATCAAGAGTAATTGCAAGCATGAGAATCCACACGCTCTTTATCATGCGTGTCTTCTTCATGACCTTCCAAGCGTGATAGTACATCACAGTCAGAATGATTCCGAGGACCGTGAGTAAGATGTAGACTAAGTCAGTGAAAAGAAAACCGATGGTTAATTGATGTGAAGCCATGTTAGGGCGCTCCTGGCAGGAATTTCAATACTTCCTTGTAACCAAGTACGAGGAACAGAACTGCCAAGAGTACCAAGAGTAGCCACCAATATTTCTTTGTTAAGTCATCAATCTTGAGAAGCATCGACTTGTGCTCTTGAGAAGTCTGCTCAGTGTGTAAGATATTTCTGTCATTGAGAATTTTCAGATTCTCATTCATATGCTCAAGAGAGGTCTGCATCGTCCGTGCAGCATTCGTCATTTCGCCAATTGCTTGTGCGAGTGAGATATCGAGACCCTCACGTTGGATTGTACGTGGCTCTCGTCGTGCTGGAGTCATTTGGCGACCACCGCCCATGCTTCCATGTAGCTCGACATGAAGAGTGAGTAGCTAATCCAGCCGTAGCCTCCGCGACCCCAATCTTTACCCCAGCTGTTCTGGAAGAAGATGGCACCTTTTGTCCCATCGGGATTCTCGTGTTCGTCATTGTAGCCACAAGCACAGAGTGCGTGACCACCAACAACAATCCCCTGGCCTTTCAAGTCGCCAGTGAAGTCTGTGAGAAAGATGTCTTTGTGAACTTTGATGCCGAAGACAACTGGCTGTAGTTGAATGAGTGCTGTCTTCACGCTTGCAATATCATAGCAGAATTGGTACATGCTAATCTTCCAGAGACCAGCAAAGCCATACGCCATAATACCCGGCTTCTCGTTGAACTTCATTTCATCGTATGGACACAACTGCTCAGGACAGAGGCCGACTTTGTTAGCAACTTTCATTGCATCACGAAGCTTCTGGCCGCTGTCACGAGGCAGCGTGTTTTCATATTGGGGTGAACGTACAACATAGTAGTGGAATCTTTCAGAGAGAGGAACATCATCCCAGCTCACAGCATCCCGTGCACATGCTACTTCAACTGCTGTAGCTGTAGCGTGAGAACCACAAGAGCCAATGCGTCCTTGATTCTTCACTGGAGGAAAGAGCTCTGAGAAATCAAACTCCGGTGGAAGATTGATGCTTGGTAGAACAGCGAATGCTTTATCTCGCTCATCATCAGGTGACTGTTGCAAATTGACGATGAACTCTTCAGGTGTAACTACCTCACGATGCTTGTGAGGCAATATCTTCAGAATCCATTTGACAAGAGTTCTTCGTATCATAGGGAGCACCTAGCTGTGGATGATTCCAAATCGTGCGAGTCGTGGGAAGTTCGGCTTTGTAGCAAAGACCGGGGCTGTTCCAGCAAGCGTGACGTTGAATCGTATCTTCAATGTTGAAGATGCAATTCCGTTGTTATTGAATGTATCAAAGGTGAGCGTGCTCCAGTTTGAACCACCATCTTTGCTGAACTGTCCTGTGATGCCAGCATCTCTCAATGCTCCAATGAGTTGAGCAATGATTGCTGAGTTGCTTGAGTTGTTTAATGTTCTCGTTGTGAATGTGACAGTGCTTGCTGAGCCGTCTCCGATGAGAGAGACGAGTTCGTATACTTGGAAACTCCATGAACCAAACGAGCCTGAGACGTTATGAACGTGTTGCCCCGAGAATCTGATTCGCCACGTTGAGAGAGCTGAGATGCTTGTTGGACCCGAGTATGAAACACCATCAGTGCTATAGTATACGTTCTGTGCAGCTTTATCAAAGAAGATGTAGAATGGAGTTGTTGCGCCCCCGTTCACGTTGTTCTGTTGAAAGAGGTTGACAGTTGTAGTGCCATCTGTTATCTGCAAGCTAACAATATTCTGGTTACCAGATGAACCAGAACCAACGTTGTATGACCACTTGCCATGCACTTCACTATTGCCAGCAAATGATTTGAAGTCAGGAGCGCCAGTTCCACTGAGTGTTGCTGTTGCAAGTGTTGCAACACCGAAGACATCAGTGCCAATCAAGTTCCCAGAACTCTCAGTGATTGTAGAGCCGCCTGTGACTGAGTTTGTCCAGATAGCGCTAATGCTTCCGTCTTCAAAGTCATCAATGAATTTACCAAATCTAAGTACGTTTGAGCCCATGCTTCCAGCACTGAGTGCATCAACTTCAGTGTGCATGTCAGTCTCAGGGAAGTCAAAGAAGTTCTTGATTGAAGTAGGAGATGTGAATCCAATACGGATGAAATTGCCAAAGAGTTGGTCATTGCTGCCAGTGAATGCTTCACCGAGCGGACCAGAGACTCCACTGTTATCTTTCAACTTTATCTTATTGTTGTCTGTGCTATCAATATAGACGCTGTTGTTTTCTGTCGGTGCTCCCGCTCGTGGAGTAAATGCTACATACGGGATGCTTCCTTTACCAGTTGCAGTGATGTTGACTGCACTGACGTCACCGGTTACAGTTGCGTTTCCTTGCGTCGTTTTATTACCAATTGTGTCTACCATGAGTCTTCACCTATCTTTACGGGAGTGGTTCAAGTGGAGTGAACCATCCTGCAATACATGCATCGCAGTACGTCTTCGTACCGATGGAGACTGCTTCTTGAACTCCGTGTTTATCGCATTGAACTTGTGCCATGAATATCACCTTTAGTCTTGAGGAGTTGTCTCTCCCATGAGGATTGCAGGAGTGCCGATTGTTGTTGTGCTTGATGGATAGTAGATGTACATCTCATTGCTTCCGTTGATGTAGTCTGCTATTCTTCCAACGAAGACACCATTACTTGTGAATGTGAAAACGGAATTGCTTTCAGTGAATGTTTCAGTGAAGCCAACCCACGAGCTCGTTGTGAAGTTCCAAATCTGATATGATTGTGCAGTGTTCAGCGGAGTGAATGAGTTTGCCGCGATGTAGAACCATGTGTAAATTGGAGTAGTGGTAAGTGTGATTTTCTTTACACCATTCACGCCAGATGACCATGCAGCCCAGGTTGCCCAGCTACCAGTGACTGGATTGAATGGAGTGACACCCAGCTTGTTACCGTTGTCAGTGAATGCTGTCATTGTTGGTCTACCAAGTGAACCCTTTGTGTAGAACGCATACCAGTTCGGAATCGTTCTTCCAGATTCGGTTGTTGTCGTAGAGTTGATTGAGAGTGTGCCAGTCGTGTCTCCTTTCAAGACTGCTGGTCCTTTGATGAACCCACAGTGTCGACCAGAGCCACCATAGACATAGTTGACAAGCGTCATCAATGTCCACGGACCTCCGACGTTGAAACCAGCAGCATCAAAGCCACCACCACTATTGTCGCTTCTCCAGAGGAAGATGCCAGTGTTCTGAGCTGTGAATGGAAATGCTACACCGTAGGTATAGTTGACGTTGTTACCAATCCCCAACTGTGTCGAGTACTGATGATTCGCAGAAGGAGTAGTCGCTCCTGCCCACGGTACACCTGGGAGTCCAAAGATAGTGGTCATTCTTACAACCTCTTGTACTTCAGTCTGAAGTCGAATAGCTGCCAGTCACCAACTGCAGTATCATTCACATCAGCTGCTTTTCGATAGAACTTGAAGTGAATAGCTGATTTGCCAGTCATGCTTGCTGCTGGAATGCGGCATCCAGTTCCTGTAGTAGTAGTGATGAACGTTGCGGTGTTCGCAGTGTTGACAATGAGGATTGTTTCGGTCGTAGTAGTTGCAGCAGCAGTTACGGTATCTCCAGTAGTGACGCCAAGAACATCGAGGCCGAGAACGATATTCTTTGTGCCGGTGTTCGTACCAGCCATTGTGTACTCAAGTTCAAGGACAACATCAACAGTTAAGTCAATATCTGGTGGCAGTTGGAACGCATAGAATGCGTTGTTCTGAGTTGTATCATTGAATGCTAAGCAAGGAGCGACTCCAGAGAACTTCTGAGTCGGAGGATTCTGTGTAATATCTGCACCGAGTGAATCAATGTGCATTCGCATGAAGCCGCCCTTCACACTATCAAGGCCTGAGGGAGTTGTTGCAGTCCCTGCTGTCAACGTGATGTTTCCTGTTGAAACAACAAGATTGCCAGTTGAGATGGTGGTCGCTCCATCGATTGTAGCTGGACCTTTTAGTTTGAGTGTCATCCTATATCACCTTGCGTCTTTACCATATTTAAACATAATCTCAGGGCTTCGTTATGCTGCCATTGTATTCAAGCAATCCGATGTAGCCTATGTTGAAGACAGCTGCTGAACCAGACGATGGTTTGCTTGTTGCAAAGTAGACAGCAACATATGAAGTTCCACTGCTCACATAGTTCGTCGCATCATCAGCAATGCAAGCACCGACAACATATTGACCACCGCCACCGAATGCAGAGTTTCCTTCTGCATATGCATCAGCGCCTTGAATGCCGCCAACAGTTCCGTCCCACGCATTCGTATTGAAATTCCAGAGTCTGACATATCCATGTGGTTGGACGAATGAGCCGTTCTGACAGAACATCTGTCCAAGCCCCATGATTTTGGATTTCGTAATTCCAGTTACTCTCAGAACGTAGAGACTGTAGAAGCCGCCAGAACCAAGACCGCTGTTCGTTGTTCTGTATGAAGTATCGTTCCAATTGTTAAGTTCAGTTGTTGAATAGAGTGTTCCGAACGCATTGAATCCAGTGTTCGGGTTCAATGTGATTGGGTCAACTATCACTGATTCACTATATCTGATAGTGATTGTTCCTGCATTGTTTACTGCATCGTGTAGTAGCGGAGCTGAGTCAATTGCATGATACGTGTTTGAACCAAAGAAATATGTAACTCCTGCACTAGGTGCTAGCTGAAGCAGCGTTGTTGCGTCCTTCGTGAACTTGCCAAACATCCATGCTCCATAGAATCCTCCATTTGAGAGATTTGAAGTATGGGGATGTGATAGTTGATTGACACCGGTGTTGATATTATATGTGCTTCCTGGCTTCTGATTGTTTGAGGGGTTGTTCAAGCCAAGCATAACAGTCCAGACTTCATTGTCAGCTGAGAAGAATTGCAACTGGTTATTGCTGTTCACTCCTGAGAAGAGAAGTCCAGCACCGCCGATATTGACAAAGCTTGTACCATCATGCACCTTTAACTTCTTCGCAGTGCTGTTGTAGTAAACATCGCCTTGAGTAGGTGTAGCAGGGTCTGCTGTTAAGTTCTGCATTCGCAGTCTGCCGATGTTCTTTACTTGATTGTTTTTGACATCCACATTTCCTGTGTTGTCAACTTCGAA